GTTGAGTTTCCGCCCTACTCTTGCTCCAAGAAATTCTCTTCCAAGAGAGCCCAGATAGCGATTGGTACTAAAAAGCCCCTAGTAATCACTGGGGGCTTTTTACTTATGCGTAGTCTTTCCAACTCTTGGGGGGCAACTCACTGAACCCCATCATAGAGATAACTGAATACTCTTCTCTTGTAATTGTTGTGAAGTCAAACTCATCACCTTCACGTATAACCTTGATGTACATCCGTTGATACTTCATGTCGAGATGGCGTAGCACTTCAGTGACATACTCACGGGACAGTAGTGCCATCCCCTCATTCCATCCAAGATATTCGTGCCATGACTCCGGGCCTTCATTTGGATATTCAAAAGAAGGGATAACCGTGTATGTATTTTCTTTTGTTGGTGGCTTTAAGTAGATTCCATTGCCGTAGACAATAACCAAGTCACCGGGTTCCGCTTGAATACCTTCGTAACAAGGTAGGTCTTTCATACGCATTGACTGAACAAAGATATCCAAAAACCCCACTCCGTCAAAACTCAATATCAATTTAGGTTCCTCTAACTTAATCATAACCTTCGTGTGTTATATATGTCAACAGTTTTAAAAAATAGTTACTGTAAACCCTTGACAACCCTGTAAATCATTGCCTATACTGTTGACATCAGGTTTGAAGAGGTAAACGAAATGGACTTTGACATCGACGGTTTTGACGGTTTGTACTAGGAGGAGAAGAAAACCATGTTCATGTTCACTAAAAACATCTTTGAGACTAACCTCTCAACTGCGTCGTTCCGCACTGAGTTCGTGTACAGCGACCAGAACTACCTTGTACGCAAGGCACTGGTTGCTGAGGGCTGGGTTTTCATCGGATGCTCCGGTGAAGATGAAGTACTGTCCATTGCAAAGGATATGAATGCGACATCCTGTCGCAAAGTAGAGGTGTCCATATCGTTCACTGAGGTGAGGTAACTGCATAACCGATAATAACTCCAAAGACATAGATATGACCGCTGTATGGGTCATTCTGAACCTCTCAGACCGCAAGCCGGGATTCACTCACGGCTAGATATTCAGACCGTCCACAAAGCGGTCTTTTTTTGTGAAACAAAAGTATTTTCAATAATAGTGTATTTTACTATTGACAGATACATAAAGTGTGTTCTATACTATGTTCAATCAAGTTTGGAAAGAGGAAACACAAATGAATACAGATTATCAACCACCCGTTGCTGGGGATGACTGGAGTAGCGATGACCTCGCTATCATCTTTGACCCAGACTATCTGGGCTAGGGACGAACAGGTGAAAATCCAAACCGTCGGACAAATTGAACTCCGACGGTGGGCTATTCGGCGACATCAAGCAGGAGTCGCACCGTCTGGCAAACGGTAGGGTTTGGTGAAAAAGGAGATATGAAAATGTACTTTGGCGATTACAAAATTGTAGTAGTAGACGGAACTTACGAGCATCATCTGAACTCGTACACAGGGGCGATTCGCTATGCTCTTGATGCTGGGAATGCCATCGTTATGAGGGCTCTGACGAACTCGCCAGTGGCGATTGTTCACAAGAAGGCAGATGCCACTGTCACCCTGACGGTTTTCATGAACGGGGAAATCACCAAGTCAGTAGTGACCGCCTCAGAGATAGAGGAATGGACTCTATAACCTATTCAAAATAAATCTTTGCACGGTGTTGACATCTAGTTAATACTGTGCAATAATATAGACAATCAAGTTTGGAGAGGTGGACACAATGACAGCACAAAAAATGAAGACCTACATCGATTTCGACCAGACGGGTGGCTGGTTTTTAGTTACCGAGAACGGTGAGGAATGTATCTACTTCCGAACCAAGAAGAATGCTCAGACATTCAAGAAATTCGTAAACAAGATTACGGATAAGTCAACCCTTCAGGCTAAGTTTGACTACTACGTAGACAGTCTCCTCGAGTTGATGGAGGCTCAAGGGCTTCAACCAATCGAGGCAGTCGCTCACGTTGGACACCAGTGGTGTTAGGAGGAGAAGAGAATGACAGGAGCAACATTGGAGGAGTATTACAATTACTACCTTCCTCAGGCAATGGCAGTAGCAATGAAGGATAATCCAGAAGGGACTCCAGCCGAGATTGAAGAAGACGCTATCGTGATGGCGATAGAGTGGGCAGATGATGACTATGCTCGCTTTGTGGAGTTACCAGCCCCGCAATAACGGGGCTCTTTACATCAACTGTATGTATTCCCCATGTCAATGCTTTTGACAACTACAACGGCGTTTGTTGTGTACTTCCTGTAGAACAGGAAAATCTCAGTGTCTCTAACGTAAGCGGCAAGGGTGTCGAAGGCCGCATCTGTTGTGACTACGGTATGTGCTGTCTGTATGACGTTGCTGTCCGTGTCACGAGTAATTGAGTCAATGGACAAGGCACTGGCTGTACTGTTGCTCGTGTAATAGAACAGGTACTCAAATCCGTTGGCTCCGACACACGTCGTTGGTCTAAATGCTGGGTTTGCTAAAACTATCACTGAACTCCACGTACTCCCTTCGTTCTCGGTATATCTGGTTATAAGTTGGTTTGGATTTGTTCTACCGCCCGGAGTATATGTTAGCCAAATCTTCCGGCTATCAGCGGTAAACGGCAGTCGGGTACTGTGACCGCCTCCACTCGCTGTACTGAGGGTCGAAATCCCTGTGTCTGTGATGTTCCATGTTGCACCATTGTCAGGAGATATATAAAACGTCAACCTATTGCTGAATACGGATGAATTCTCTGAGTATAAGTGCATTAGTGAATAGTCGTGATTATGTGACGACAAACTATCACCTGTTGCAATTGTATGTCTGAATGCGTTTCGATTCCTCTTACTTGAATGATATGTTCCAGTGATGTTCAGTGTTGCAAATCGAGCAAAGTTTATTATGGTGTTCTGGGCAAAGGGGTTATCGGTTTCAAATTGACCATACGTTCCAGTAATTGCCGTTCCTCTTACAGCCCCATTACTTGTACGTATCAAGTCAACGGTTGCTCCAACATTTGGCGTTGCTGTTGAACCTGAGTTTAAAACGATTCCATGAGCAGGCCCTCTAAAAATGTTCCCCCCTGCAAGGATAAGCCCTTCAAAAATTGGATTTCCACTACTAAGTCCGGCAGTGCTTATGTTGAATGGGTCATCGATATCCGGAATAAAGTCACCATTAATGGAGTCAAATAGTGTTTGAGCCTTATGCAATCCGGGGACAATATTAAAGCCGTAAGTGAATGTTGTTCCAGTACCGGGTGAAATCGTTGGAGTGCATAGGATTCCGCCTCCGTACACCCAAGACGCATATCCAGTATCTCCATTAAGAAAACAATCTCTTAGTGGTGGCTGACTGACTGTACACGTAGCCCCTCCCGGTTGTGCCACAGACTTAGTTGCTGTCCATCCGTTGTGCCGTATTACATTGCCACCGTATCCACTGAGTGCATCTGTAGCATTAATATCGTCAACAAGGTTTGCAATGGTTCTCCCAAAGATAGTGGTTACAGTGACACCAGTTGCTCCGCCAACTGTTATTTCCCAATGAACATCTGACTCTTCTTCAGTACGAGCAACTGAGTCTTGTTGCCAGAAGCGACGGCATTTGAAGGTAGTGGTAGTATCCGCTTCTGAAACAACTGCTTTAGTGATTCGCTCAACACTATAGTCTCTGGATGTATATACAAAGTTCTGAGTTGTATCTGGTCTTGCATTTCTTGTCAGTGTCAACGAGTTGAGAGTCCAAGATGCTCCACTAGCAGGGGTAAAAACGATACTACTGACTCTGGTGATTCCCCAATAAGGCCCATCCTGTTGTGCCGTTCCAACATAAGTTGCGTTATGAGCCATATCAGGATTTATTCGAGGCAAAGGCACGTCTTGAGAGTCTACACTAGCAGTTTCAAGTGGTGGGGCACAAAGGTCTATAAGTAAAACGTTGTTGCCGTTCCCAAGAGCAATATTCCATTGTTTGGTTCTTGCTCCGGGCATACTTGTGATGACTAAACTTCCTATTGTTGTCCCGACTGAATTTATGTCGATTGACAAGTACCTATATGCCGACATATTGACGTTATTGGCATATGTATTACTCAACCCTGATATGCTGATGCTTTTGTTGACATCATGCACTGTAGTCATCCCGTCGAACTGCCATCCCCTGAAGAGGAATCGGTTCTCAGTAGCCAACTCGCCATTTGCTATGAGGTCGGTCGTATCTGTCAACGCATAGATTAAGGGCGGCACTTGATTGAGTGCTGTGGTAAGTGTGTTGCTAGAACCTGTATTGAGAACAGTTGTGGTTGAGTAGTAATCAAGTGTATCCGTTGGTTCAACGCCACCAATTGCACCGCTACTAGATGTCAAAGCCCTATAAGCAGATGTTTCGTAATCAAAGCCATAGACATTTAAGCGGAGTACATCGGTATATGCATTCTTCCATGCTCGGTAGTTTCCACGAAGGGATACGAGTCGAGTTAGGTAACTCGTCGTTGATATTGTTCCCGTTGCACTGTACAGACTTCCGGCAATAGACTGAAGTGTCATAGAAAACATGCTTGCTGTCTGTGAGCCATAACTATGACTATGCGTGTATGTTTTTACATACTTTCCATTGACTTTGACTTCGGCTACAGTAATCGTTGTTGATGTAGATATGGGTGAACTGATTGTACTACTTGAAGCAATTGCGGCATTGTAGGTCGCTGGAGGTCTGATGCTGGCGACTGTCCCAGTTGCTGTGTGAGACCCGCTACCGCCAGCCCCATACGATGAATTCACTGTCAGTGTAGTTGTAGCCGTGCTCCCAACCGTTGCTCGCTCATACCAACGATAAGCAGTCGGTTGAGGCCACGTAACGGTTGTAATAGTAGGGGGTTCCGTTTGCCCTGTGACGGTCACATCCCAAAGCACATCTGTGCCGACTGTACAACTCAGACTTCCACTAATAGTGCTGGCGAAGTCAATAAAGTTTGTGCTTGTTGACACTCCCGTAAACGTATGTAAGTCAACATTAACCGTCGTGTTTACACCGTGTCCATTGTTACAGTTGATGGTTGCATAGACTTTCCAGTTCCAAGGAATTGAGAAATTAAAACCTCCGGCGTATGGCGGGTCTGTTGAGTTTGGCACTGCCGCTATATGGATAGTGACAGTTGCTAAGAAACCAAGGTGACCACTCATTGTCAAGTTATGGTTTTTAAATGTGTATTCGTCTTCAGGAGGAATAAGGTATCCGGGTTGATACATGCGGTTTGCAATACTAAACGAGTAGTCCATCGTCAGTGTGCTAGTCCGAGTAGTGTCCAAATAAGGCATTGTTTATTATTACCCGTAAAACTAATAAGCCCCGAACTAAACGGGGCTGTACGGGGCTTGTGAGGGCTTACAGTTCAACGTCTGGCAATGGTAGTCGTTTGATAAGTTTAGTTGCCAGTACTTTAACCTTCTCTTCAGTAACAGCCTCTACGATATCGTTACTTGGGATTCCGTCCTGAAACAATGCACATGTGCTGATAACCGTTTCTAGAGTTCCTGAGCCAACGAGGTCAATGACGTTTGTACCCGTTTTTTCTACAGCGAAACATACAACATCTTTTGAGTTATCTAAGGCGATTACTTTAAAGTTCCTGTAGAAGTCTGGTGAGGTCTGTGAGATGGCTTTTACAACCTCGTTACGGTACGCCTCGATATCAGTGTAAGTACTTGCGTCAATTGGATTCATTTGATTCTCCTTGTGTCAAGTGTATCAGTAAACAAAGGGTGATTCACTGCTCGGCGATACGCCTCAGCAATTTCTGGTCTGGCAATAGTCGCCAATCCGATTCGCTCGATGTCAGCGAAGTTCCAACATACGTTGTCAGAACAGTCAGAGGAGTGCCTCGCTACGAGGCATCCTCCATCACGTTGGTGATACCCGTAGCACAGGTAGAGGTCAGCCTCATTAAAGGAGCCGAGGAATATGCACGATTCGCAATTTTGCGAGTAAAGGGGAGTCATACTACTTCTTTCCCTTCCATCTCTTGGAGGAGATGATTGACCGCCATCGCTGGGGTCATCATGTCAACGAACGTGTGCTCGAACTCACCGAACACCATATTCATTGTTCCACGGTGGCTAGTTGCACCGTCTGTGTCAACGATGACCCACACGTTGGTGTGGGTTGGGATTGCAAGTACTTGCACTTGCACGTTCCCGCTTTTGATTCTGATTTCGTTGATTGTGTACATTTGTTTCCTCTTCAAACTTGATTGATTATAGTATAGGACATACTTTACTTAGTTGTCAAGTACAAAGTAAAGTATTTTTTATTTATTATGCAAAGACCTTCCATCTTGCCCAAACGGTGAATTCGTAGAAGTTTAGGTTCTCCGTTGTCACCCGGATGTATGCACCTTGTTTTTGATATTCGGTATAAACATCCCTGATTGGGTATGCAATGCACTGAGCGATTGCACTGGTTAGGACTGAGTTGTCACTCAGGTCATCAAAGTTGCTGTACACCCCGTCTATACGGGTGCGTCCCCAAAGGAGTCCACCGACGGTAGCCGTTTGAGGCTCACATCGATGGATTTCATCTGACAGTGGGTCAGTGTCCTCTACATATAGGTAGACATCGTAGCCCTCAGCGAGGACGATGTCGTTGATGAAGTTGATGAGCATTGTTTCCATGATTTTCTCCAACCGAACCTGATTACTTAGATTGTTACACATCAAATACAACTTGTCAATAGTATAGTCGTATATTTATTAAAATAATTTTAGCCTGTTGACAATGTGTATATAGTGCAAGTACTATATACACATGAATACTACTGAAGGACAAAAAGCATGGGTTCAGGTTTGGAGGGACATCATGAGCGACATTTCACGCATCGGGGGCGTAGAGATGGACAAGATGGATGTTGATTCATACACTAAAACTCTCTCACCGTTACGCAAACGTGTATGTGAATCTAAAATGGATAGGAACCGCCAACAATTTAGTGTTGAGTCGCCTGAAGTCTGGGAACTACGGTATTGGATTCGTAGTCAACGATTCCGACCAACCTACGAAGATGTAACAAAAAAGGTTTGCGGCATTCTTGACCTCCCTTACGGAATTGATGGTGGGACGTATCAGGCTAGGCAGATAGCAACATTCCAGCCAGTTCCTCAGATTGAGGCTCGTGAGCAAAATCAACAGCATAATCTATTTGACTGGGTTGAATACTTGCGTCCAACTGGAGATAGGGGGCGTGACGAGTTTGTAGCCAATATAGTCAGTCGAGTCGAAAATGTTGCTGGTGCGGATGAGGCGGTAAAAGTTGCACAAACACTAACGTCCGCCAACATGGTTATGGATGCTACCAATCGGGCTGAACTTGGTGATGAGTTAGATAAGATACCTGAAGACGTTAGGGCTCAATTTGTCCGGGAGGCTGGTGGGTTTACACAGAATAAGCACTTTGTGAACCTAAGCGTCGCTAAGAGAGCAGTTGCACTGTACATGGCGAGTCGCAATAAAAGCACGTCCAAAGAAGGAATGGAAAGGTGGAATAAAAAATGGGCATAGATATCAATTCAATAATTGTCTTGTTTGTAACGAATGTAGTTACATATACACTTGGCGTTAATTCAGGGCGATTTAAAAAAAGAGAATCGCTTGACGTGACGCAAAAAGGAACACGAGTACGCTACCGTAGTTCGAAAGACGGCAAGTATAGGTTTGGACTTATAGAAGAAGATATTGTTGGCGAGCATACTCTTGTTATCCTTCGTGGCATTGAATTGCACCTCGATGAATTAGGTGAAGTTGTAGCAAAGAAGTCTCATCGCATCTTCCCTATCAGGATTGAGAATATGGAAATTCTTGGTTATGACGAAGTTTGGCTAAAGAAAGACATTGCATGACAATCAACATGATGACGGCAGAGGTAGATGTCAAACTACTGAAGCCCCATGTGAATAATGTTAACCAAGGAGACGTTGGTGCAATCATTGAGTCAATTCAAAGGAATGGATTCTATGGACGGATTGTAGTCAACAAACGGAACAACCACATTCTTGCTGGAAACCATCGATATATGGCGGCAGTTCAGTTGGGTTTTGAAAAGATTCCAGTTGAGTACGTTGATATAGATGAACGTGACGAGATTAGGCTGTTGCTTGTTGACAACCGAACAACTAGGCTTGGGATAGACGATGAATCAGGCTTAGCCGAGTTGTTGTCCACGCTGATTGCGACTGAACAAGGTTTGGCTGGAACTGGATTTGAGGATGGTGACCTTGATGAACTAATAGGGCTTCTTGCTAAGTCAGCCACGGATGCATCGGAATCGTTATCTGAAGACAACAAGACGGAGCAAGAAACTCCCGAGGAGCGTTGTGCCGTCGGTCAAGTGTGGCAACTAGACGATGCTGAACTCATTGTAGGCAAAGACACAAATGTGTGTGACGCACTTCTCTCTTACTGGGAAAAAATTACACGACGAAAAGCGAGGCTAGTTGAATAATGGAAGGCTATGGCGAAGAACGCAAAAGCCCGAATGGGCGACGGTCACTGTTGACAGAGACATCTGAAAAGTTAGTACTCGATGCGGTCACTGCTGGTGCAACACTAAAGATAGCGGCAGAAGCGGCTGGTGTGTCGTATGACACGCTCAAGAAATGGATTGCTCGTGGTGAGCATGGACATGAACGTCCTGCTTACATAGAGTATGTCGAGTTTGCCCAGAAGGTAAGGCAAGCACAGGCTAAAGGTGAGGTAGGGCTTATTGCCCGTGTTCGCAAAGCGTCCGAGGAGAATTGGTCGGCGGCGGCATGGCTACTGGAACGTGGTCATTCTGAACGCTGGGGACGTAAGCAACAGATTACAGTGAAGGAACTTTCGAATGACCAAATTATCTCCCTACTTACGCAAGGTTCTGATGGAGGAGGCACTGAAGAGGAACCTGAGTCCTGATGGTAAGACACCACTCAGTCCGTACCACAAGGGGGTTGAAGTTGGCTCACTCAGTGAATACCACGAGTACCTCAGGTTAACACTTCCAAAAGCATGGGATGCTAATCCCCCTCACATCAAACTTATCTGTGAACACCTTGACGCAATCGACCGTGGAGAGATAGACCGCCTTGCCGTCTCTATGCCACCTCGTCACGGGAAGACTGAAACCATCACTGTGCGGTACGGAGCGTACTGTTTCGAGCGTGAACCAGACGAAAACGTGTTGGTAACTGCTTACAATGAACGTATTGCCAGACGTTTCTCACGTAAAGCCCGTTCAATTGTGAGTGGGCGACGAGCATTGATGGAGAGTTCGAAGGCTCAGGATGAATGGGGTATGCCTGAGGGCGGCACGTTCATGAGTCGTGGGGTTGGTTCTCCTCCAACTGGTGTTGGATTTAAACACATCATCATCGACGACCCTATCCGTAGTCGTGAAGATGCTGAGTCCGCCAACTCTCGTGAAAAGGCTTGGGACTGGTACACCGACGATATTTATACTCGTCTTGAACCCGGTGGTTCAATTATTATCGTGGCTACTCGATGGCATCACGACGACATCATTAGTCGTGCTATTGAATCGGAGCCAAATCGCTGGACGGTTCTTAAACTCCCAGCGATTGCCGATGAACCAGACGACCCTCTAGGACGCAACTTCGGTGAAGCGTTATGGCCTGACAGATACCCAGTTGATGCACTCGAACGTATCCGCTCTGTACAGATGCAAAACGAAGGTGAGTACTCATGGCTTGCCTTGTATCAACAGACACCTACTCAAAGGACGGGTTCGTTTATCAAACAAGACAAGATTACGATTATGGAACACGGCCCTGATATCGCTAAACTCGTAAGGGCATGGGACTTGGCTTCAGTCAAGGGTAGTGGTGACTACACCGTTGGCATCAAAGCGGCACTCGATAAGCAGGGGCGGTTCTGGATACTAGACTTGGTTAGAGGTCAGTTCGATGTTGAGGAGCGTGACGACCTTATCCTAAAAACTACGATTGCTGATGGACGTGAGGCTACGTGTCGATTACCTCAAGACCCAGCACAGGCTGGACGGTCTCAGGCAAAGTATCTCCTGAAGATGTTGCATGGATTCAAAGTGTCGATTCATATGCCAAGCGGAAGTAAAGTTGTCCGAGCAGAGGCACTGGTTAGCCAGATTAATCACGGGAACGTCTACATGGTTAAAGGCAAGTGGAATAACGAAGTTCTTGATGAAATGCGTATGTTTCCACTGGGAAGACACGACGACGTTGTCGATGCCGTTGTAGACGCTTACGATGAAGTCATACGAAGGAGGACAATGCAAGCAGTATGAGAAACTTGGTTCCTCTTGCTCAAGTCATTGACGTGTACGGTGTCATCGAAGACTTGTTGCTAAACGTCAAATGTTATCGAATTGAGATTGATTACGATTCAGTTATAGACACTCCGGTTGTAGTCTCATCAGATGAGTTGCACGTTGTTAGAGACTGGTACATAACGGCATGGGCGATGCATCTTCAGGTGACATCCCGTGCAAGAAAAGAAAAACCCGAAATTAGGGTAGGGAACCTGATGGAGTTCTCTAGTTCGTTTACGCCTTACGGAGGAAAAACTACGATTCCAAGTGGGACGTTATGTCGAGTCGTGTTTCCTCCCCGCAAAGTGGGTTATGGGCTTGCCCCATCTACAGTCAGAGTGCGTGTAGATAACAAATTTCTAAGTGTGCCGCTTCACTGCCTGACAACACTGTGGACACCGCTAAGCCCAGAAGACGCTCAGATGACAGCAAGTCGAAAGTGGAATGGTAATCGTGAGGTTTGTCCTGACATCATGCGTCTGTGGAGTCCTCTAGCACACAAGTGCCTCAAATCACATGTTGATGACGCTCGGTTGCTTACGGCTCGTGCATCAATGACACAATGTGCTCATCAAGCATCATGTACCCCGCCTTCTTCATTTTCGGAGCATCAACAGGATTGAGAAGCCAGCACTTTCCATCAACGGAAAATGCAACGGACTTTACAATCATCCGTTTTGAATATCGCATTGCTCTTTCAGGGCATTCGAACACAATTGGCACACAAAAGAAGTCGCTGGACTTCCAATTTTTCTTTCTTCTCATGTGTATACAGTAACATAAACTAATATAGGTGTCAACGGTGTTGTGAATAAATAAATGTGATGTAATGCCTAAGTGACTACATACGAAAACTATAAGTATACTAAAGTTGGTTTACAGATGAATGTTGGCGTGTACCCGGTAACCGTAGCCATGTACAAGCACTACTGTTTATTGAATTCTAAGGCAATGCCGCCTACCCCTGCATTTGGTTGGATTTTAGACCACCCAATGGTGAACCTAAACTGGCATAACATTCAGGATTACTGTGCTTGGATAAAAAATTATTATCAAGATACAGTTCGCTTGCCATATGACAATGAATGGACTCTCATAGCCCGTGGTGGGCAAGAAAAGACGAAAGCCCTATATCCTTGGGGTGACATTTACTTAGACAGTCTAAGTTGGACATCAGTAAAGTCACGGCGGTTCAGCACGGTTTCAGTTACAAGGACTCATAACACACATCTTAATGGTTATGGAGTTCTCGATGTATCGGGCAATGTCGCTGAATGGCTACAAGACTCTAAGGAGGGTAAGAAATGCTTCGTAACGGGTTCATGGTACTCAGCCGAACAAACTTACGGTATGTGTCAATCAAGAGTCTGTCAATCACCACTATTCAAGGATGATTGGCTAGGCTTCAGGTTAGTCACTATCGATACATAAAAATAGTTTGATTATTTTTTGCAAAAGGGTTGACAAGTACATAAATAGTGTTCTATACTCTATTCAATCAAGTTCGGAAAGAGGAAGAAATCATGTTCACAGTCACTTTTTACGCATACAGCAACATCCTAAAAAAAGGATTCAGCAATACAGAAATCCACGATGATTTCTTCTCGATTCGGGTTCGTGCTATGGCACTCAACCTTCAAGTTGTCGAGGTAATCGATGCCAATGGCAATGAAGTTAGCCTCGACATGGTTTGGGGAAATTAAGGAGGAAACAAAATGAACACAATGACACCTGAACAGATAAAGCGGATGCAAGACGCTGAGAAGAGTTTGTACAGCCGTGAGGCTCAGCGTGAGTTGGGTCTCCCGGGTAAACCGGCGAAGGTTGTAGATGTGCGTGACTTCATGAAGGGGCTAAAGAAGTGAACGGAAGGGTAGATAAAATATACTTTACAAAGGGGTTGACAAATCGTTGTAAAGTATGCAATAATCTAAGTAATCAAGTTTGAAGAGGAAACAAAATGAAAACAATCGTAATCAGTGAGCGGGAAATGGCAAAAGCCCGCAAGTCGGTCAAAAACCGCATCCCAGCGTCGGAGCGTCCGTGGGCGAGACCCACGGTATTCAAAAGCCGTAAGGCTTATACCCGGAAGGGTCAAGGTGGGTAACATGAAGGTTAGCCCACTTCAGTTGATAGGGCGAATCCTACTTATCGTAGGATTCGTGTGGATGTTGGTTGATTCAACTCAGATTGCACTTGATTATGAAACTGAAAAGGCAAACTCGGTTGTGAAAAACGCACACGCCATCGAGGCTAATGCTCAATATATAGACTAAGAGCCTTCACAAGGCTCTTACAGCCACTTTCATGTACGGAAGGGCTAGATACTTGATTTACTAATTATAGTGGTTATTCTGTGGCGTATATGTCGTTGCTTGCATATAGTACAAGCATGAATATCGTTAAATACCAACAACTATTGGATGAGAAGGTGAGTCTCAAAGCAACGTTGCCTTGTGGCACGGAGTGTGACTTCAAGGGACTCGCTTACAGTTTTGGCAAGGGCTATGGGCTTGAGTTCGTGGGGGCTGATGGTAACGTGATGTTTATCAGGGCTAGAAACACAAATGATGTTGTGTGGGCTGATAAAAACGTCACGAAATTCATTGAGGGATAGAAATGGCAATCTGGGAACGGATGAAGGGGTTCTTCAAGCAAAGTGCCCCAGCGGGAGAACTTCCGCTATCCCGTCAGAATCGGGTCGTAGCAAGGTATGGAAGCGGCAAACTGACAAGTCTAATTACGACACGTCTCCCAAGTTCTAATCGTGACTGGGCAAAAGAATCTGGTGACCTTGGTTTAAACGGAATTGTTGCTATTGGTATCGACTGGTATGTTCGAAACTGGGGTCTGTCAAAGCCAGTCATCCGGCGTAACACACCAAACACGAGTGCTGATAAGTATGAGATTATTGACGAGCATCCGTGCTTGAACGTCATTAAAAACCCATACCCGAACATTCCGGCAAGTCGATGGTGGGGCTGGATTATTCAGGACTACAAGATTCTTGGTAATGCCTACGCTCGCATCATGCCTATTAGGGGTGCTAAAGATGGTGAGCAAAAGTATTACCTCCAGTATCTTCCGGCAGATATGGTTTCACCTGAGGGTAATCAGACTACAACCACCGAGAACTTTGTCTACACGGTTGATGGGCGACGCTTCATTATTCCGTCTGAAGAAATCATTCATTGGGCTTACCTTCGTGACCCAAAAGATATCCGTCTCGGGCGTACTCAACTTAGTGCTGTACTAAAAGAGATTTCTACTGACAACCAATCTTCAACAACTGCGTTTGCACTTGTTCGAAATAACGCAATGCCATCATTGCTAGTCGGGCCTTCTCCCGGCGACATGGTTGAGATGTCAGTTGATGACGCTCGTGCCATGAAGGAAAAGTTGTCCGAGGACTTTACGTCTGATTACGCTGGTGGCATAGCGGTGATGACCGCTCCATACACCGTGAGTCGGCTATCTATGAGCCCCGCTGAGATGAACCTCGATGGTTTGCGTCGTAAGCCAGAAGAAAGAATCAGTGCCGCTCTTGGATTGAACTGTATGGTTCTCAGCCTTGGTGCTGGGCTTGAGCGTAACACCTACTCAAACTACGCTGAGGCTCGAAAAGCGGCTTGGGAAGATGGGATGGTTCCTCTTCAGCAACAGATTGCTGATGTACTAACCTTGAAAATATTACCTCTATTTACTGACATTCAGGAAGGTGATGTTGTTGCGTTTGACAATGCTAATGTAAACGCACTTGATGAAGACAATACAACTAAGGTGGCTCGTTCTACATCACTATACGAAAGCGGCATTGTTGACCGTGCTGAAGCAAGGAAGATTGTTGGCGAACTAGTTCAACCTCAGGATGCTGAAGTGTTCCATGCTAAGGGCATTGGTATGGTCGGTGGCATTATGCCAGCCGTGGTTCCAATCAAATCAGTCGAGGTCAAAAGTGACGAATTTGAAATTAACGAAGAGATAAAACTTGTTCAGTATGAGATTCGCTCTGTTGACACATTCATTCCAACCTCAGCAATGGCTAGTGCCGCTCGTCGTGCAATTGCTTGGCGAGAAAAAGGTAATCCGGGTGCTACAAGAGTAGGTTGGGCAAGGGCTAATCAACTCGTCAATCGAGAGAACCTTTCCAGTGATACTGTCATGCGTATGTACTCATTCTTCTCTAGGCACGAGGTTGATAAAAGGGCTGAAGGCTTCAATGAGGGTGAAGAAGGATTCCCATCCAAGGGGCGAGTAGCATGGGACGCATGGGGTGGGGACGAAGGTTTTTCGTGGGCAAAGCGGATGCGTAATCGCATTCTAGCAAAAAGGTCTGAAGACGTGCTTTCGTCCAATGACAGCATTGCCGCAAAGTCTTTCCACTCACCTCTTTATTCCAGTGCAAGGCAACTTCAGCGGGATGTCTTGCGTCAAGAACAAGCCGTAATAGAGTCCGCACAAAAAACGTGGAGTAAGTTATTATCTTCAAGTCAAAAGATGGCGTTAGAGTTGACCGACGGGATGACAAAGAGTCAAGCGACATCATTGTGCAAGAAGCATATAGCGGCACTTGAGGCGTTCACTGAAAATGTAATTGAGTTGACTGAAGGTGGTCAATTTGCTGTGGCTGAAACATCATCCGAGGAAGTCAAGGATATGGCTTTGTTGCAAAACCCAGATACGCAGTGGGTCAATGTTGACAGTTATGACATCAGTGACCTGTCTGGAATTGCATCTAATGGCGAGTCAATAGCGTCAATGATTAATGTAGTGTCATCCACATTCAAGAAAAATATTAATGACGCACTAGAAACATCAGACCAAGCCTACGTACTGGCTGTCCTTAATGGCATCCGTATGAATGCGTTTAATCAGTATGAGAACATTATTCGTAACGAGATGCTTCATGCTTCACGAGCGGGAGCAATGGTTGCTTACGCCAAGAACAAGGACAACCTCATTGGTTACAGACGAGTATGTTCGGCTGATGTGAAAACGAGTGCTATTTGTTGGGGGTTACATGGTGTTGTGTCTCCTGTAACTCAACATCCTCACGTCCATCCTCGTTGCCGCTGTGTAACCGTACCAGTCGTCGATGGAAGTGTTGATGCTGACATCCCGACATCCGAGCAACTGTTCATGGGATTAAGCCCAGACGAACGCAAGAGTACACTAGGAAAGACTCGATACGAGTTCTGGGAAAGCGGCACACCCTTATCATCGTTTGCCACGACGTATATGGATGACACATGGGGCAATGTTGCTCGTTTGATACCATTAAACGAACTTGTAGTGTCAAGTTGACAACGAAAAAAAACGACGTAATGTAAGTGAGACGGATTCGTGCCGTCCAAGTCCTTACGGTACACAGGATGAAGCATTGGATAAAAACGGAACTAAGACAATGAAAGACTTACTGGTTACATTCGGTGATGAGGTCAAAGTCACGTCGAGTGGGAAAGTCAGTGGTTACCTAATTCGGTTCGGTGGAACGGACTTGGATGGTGACTTCTTTACTCAATCATGTGATTTTGGACGACCAACAAACATTGGCGACTCCTTCAAGATGAATCTTTACTATGCTCACGGCATGGATGAAGTTGTTGGTAAGGGAACTGTTGGTACTGGAAGAATCGTCGTAAAAGACGCTGGTCTCTGGTACGAGGGTCAGATTGAAATTAGTAATGAATATCGCATGATGATTGCAAAACTTGGGCAAGAAGGTCGGTTGGGGTTTTCAAGCGGAGCGGCAAGTCACCTCGTTGAGAGGAAAAGTGTCGGGAATGCAAGTCAAATCATTAGATGGAATATTGCTGAGACAAGCCTTACCCCTAAGCCAGCCGAACCTAGAAACATGGCTAATACGAAGTCGTTAAAAGATATGATTAATATGGGCTTTAGTAATACTAAAGCACAATTCAAGATTAATGACTATGTTCAATGGAATTCTTCTGGTGGGCTTGCTCAAGGTCAAATTGTTGCAATGTCAAGTAGCGGCACACTTACACCGAGCCCTAATGGCAAACCTATGGTTGGGACATCAAGTGAGCCTGTTTATAAAATACGGTTGTTTGAGAAACAAAGTGATGGCTCGTACATACTAGGGGATGTACAAGTAACGCATCGTGGAGACACATTAGCAAAAATCGACGAACCTATTAAAGGCAATTTTTATGGTATGGAAATGCAAAAGCCTTCTATTATTGTGCAATCAAACCCTTCAGTGGCTCTTGTGCGTCCAAAGTCGTACACTTATGCATTCCCCCAACGTGCGGAGGTGCAAGGAATGAATACAATGAGGAATAATGTTCCTATGTCGGAGGAAGAAATGATGCGTCGTCGTTATATGGTTCCACGAGAAGATTCGATGCAGGGCTATATGCCCGTGATGCCTAATACGACCGCATATCCTGCCGTCCAAGGCTATATGCCAATCATGTCTCCATCAACTCAGTATTCAGCAATACAAAACATGAGTGAGCCGTTTGCTCCTCAAGGATATATGCAAACTGTTCCAATGATTGGCTACGGACGTTCAAACACTCCTATGTCAGAAGATGAGATGATGCGTCGCCGTATGTCTTATCAAAGACCTGAGATGCAAGGTTACATGCCTGACTATTCACAAGCAATGCAGTCTCCGTTCTCTTCGTGCAAGATGTGTGGCAGTGCTATGCATAAGGGTATGTCGTTCTGTCCATCTTGTGGGATGGCACATAAGAATGATGACTATCAAATGCCTACGGCTCCAATGCCGATGGCACGATTGCGTAATGAGTCAGAAGAAGTAGTTGGCGACATGATGCGTGAGAAGCCTGATATGGAAGTTAATCCACAGGTTTTATCCACCATCCTTAGCCATCTGATGCAAGCGTACTATGACATGATTCAGGCTATGTCTGAAGGTGAAGACGGGGATGCATACGACTCGTATCATGGTAAATTAATGAAAGAGTGGGATATGTTCAATGCCGCTGGTAAGTCATTCTTATCAGAGCGTTTTCGCCCACTAAACGAAGTTCAGTCAATTCCAACGACTTTTAATAAGTCGAAGCCTTTGACGGTAAGTGAATTTGAGAAACGTGTGCGTGATGCATTCGGACTCTCAAGACGAGAAGCAAAAACTGTTGCTTCTCATGGTTGGAAAGCCCTGTGCGATGCAGGGGTTGCCGAACTGACCGATGAGGTCGCAAGCGAATCGAAAGCAATCATCTGGGAAGATGCTCCGCAAGTAGAAGAGCCAGTAGTACAGGATGCCACGGAACTAACGTCCGAGCAGTCTGTAAAGAAACCCCGTAGAAAACAGGTTGCTACGCCTGTTGCTGAGACATCTATTGATGAAGCCACTTCAGTTGAAGAGGCTAAGTCAGTCACTGAACTCGATACGGATGCTGATGAAGACGATGACACCTCTGTAGACGGAGAAGAATTGTCAGAAGAAGCAAAGGCTGTTTCAGGAGCAAAGCGTGACACACTTATGCGTCAGTTGATGCTCCAGCAACTCGCATCACAGGAAGGTTAATAAAGATGGATATTAATGCACGAATCCGCAATTATGAAGTACAAATTGTGGAGAACAAGAAGGTAGCCGAGGGAATCCTTGGTGACCCGAATCTCTCGATGGATGACGCACAAGAATTGATTGCAACGAACGAGACTCTTATTACTCGCATCAAGTCACTCAAGGCTCTTGCTGGTCAAGCAACAGACAACGCACTCCCTTATCCTGAGGTAAAGGAAGTCGAAGAGGCTCCTGCTGTCAAGAACTACGACAGAACGGACGCAATAAAGGCGGCATCTTTGTCCGCTGTTCAGAAGACCGGCCCTTTCCAAGGTGAAACGAAATCTGAGCGAGCATTGAAGGCATACCGCTTTGGTATGTGGTTCCTTGCCGGGCCTGCTGGTCAAGGTAAGGCACAACGCTGGTGCAAAGAGCGTGGCATTGAAATCAAGGGTCACGTCGAGAACGAGAATGAGGCTGGTGGATTCCTCGTACCTGAAGAGTTCCTCTCCGACCTCATCGACCTTCGTGAGCAGTATGGTGTTTTCCGCCGTAACTCCCGTGTTACTCCAATGTCATCCGATACTCAGACCCGTCCACGCCGTAAGGGTGGCTTGACTGCGTACTACGTTGGTGAAGCATCCACAGTAACTGAGTCCGAACTCCAGTGGGACAGAGTTCGCCTGATTGCCAAGAAGTTGGCGGCATTGGCGAAGTTGTCTGTCGAACTGAACGAAGACAGTGCAATCGACCTTGCATCCACAGTTGCTGACGAAATCGCATATGCATTCGCCCTCGCTGAGGACGGTGCTGGTTTCAACGGTGATGGCTCTTCTACTTTCGGTGGAATCGTTGGATTCCGTGAGAAGATGAAGGGTCTTGACGCAACAATCGCCAACATTGCTGGTCTTGTAGTCAGTACTGGTAGTGGTTATGCGTCGTCATTCGCCTCGATTACGCTCGCTGACTTCCGTAAGTTAGTTGGTCGTCTTCCACAGTATGCCGACACCCCAAATGCTAAATGGTTTGTACACCGTTCTTTCTATCATGAAGTCATGGTGAAATTGGCTGAAGGTACGGCGGGGACTTCTAGCGTCGAAATCATCAATGGAATTGCTCGTCAATACTTCCTTGGTTATCCAGTGGAGTTTGCACAGGTTCTTCCAAAGGATAGTGCCGTTAGCCAAGTCACAGCACTTCTCGGTGACCTACGCATGGGTTCCATGCTTGGTGACCGACGTGATGTCACTCTTGCACTATCTGAACACGCCGCTTTTACGACGGACGAACTTACGCTTCGTGGAACACAGCGTTTTGATATCAACGTTCATGACGTTGGAAACGCTTCCGCTACAGCGGCACTTCGTGCCCCGGGCCCAGTCGTCGGACTCATCACTGCATCCTCGTAGTGATTAACTTTGTGGGAGGTAAGAAATTACCTCCCACTGGAGAACAAACATGATTCAAGGTTTAGACCAAAAGGTAGTCAAACTACTGGCTCCTATTTCTAGCACTGCACTTGCATCCGCTGAACTTGATACGGTTCAGAGTGGTGTCAAGACTGATTACGCAGTCATCTATTATATGTTTGGCGTAATTGGTGCTGGAAACATCACCGCTGGCAACTTCAAACTTCAACATTCCGATGTATCCGGTTCTGGTTTTGTAGACATTCCAGCAACTGGCAATGGAACTGGTGGTACGTTTGGTGTTGTCACGACAACTACCGATGATGGCAAAATCTTCTCCATCAACGTAGATGTTCGGAAAACACGTCGCTATCTCAAGGTTGTTTGTACTGCTACTGCCGCAACTCTTGGTTGTGCATGGGCAATACTTGACCGAATGAAGGAAGCACCATCTACAGCCACTACTCGTGGCATAACTGGTACTGAACTCCTGATTTAGCACCCTTTGAATAGCCCCCTTCAAGCAAGGGGGCTATTTTGGTAAAAAATGATTATTTTCCTCGACCAAAAGATTCTAAGTATTACCCCGCCTGCCGCAATCATTAATAATGCATCATTTACTACTGCTGAGGTTGACTCAGTACAGAATGGCGTGAAGTATGACTGGGCATCAGTTTATGTCTACCTTGGTGCAACTGACGTAGCGGTAACATCCTGTAAGATTCAAGAGTCAGATACATCGGGGTCTGGGTTCATTGACATTACTGGTGCTAACGGGCCTGCTTCGCTTAGCCCTACTGCTACAGACGACAACAAGTTTTTTGTGTTCCAAATTGACATGCGAAAACGCAAGCGTTATCTTGACCTTGTGCTTACAATTGGCTCGGGGGTAACAGGTGGATTTGTAACAGCATTTGCCATCTTGTCCCGTTCAAAAGAAATTCCATCTACGGCTACATTGCGTGGAGCAAATGGTGGAGAGGTATTGGTAACCTAATGAAAACTCGTGAGGAAGTCGCCCTTGAAGTCGCACGTATGTGTGCGTCTGACAGACAACCACAATTGTCTACGGATGACATCCTTGCCGTTGTTGATGAGTCACAGCGTGGTTTGCTATGGGAAGCCAGTACGGCTTACACTATTGGAGACTTTGTATATCCAGTTACATTCAATGGTCGTTTATATAGGGTGAAATACGCTGGAACAACCAGTGCTACAGAACCAAACTGGAACACTTTAGGTAGGGATAGCCTTACAACCGACAATGGGGTTGTGTTTCTAGACGTAGGGCCTACATACAAAGAACTGTATGACATCAAGCGAGCCGCTTGGCGTGGTTGGCTTATGAAGGCGGAGCGTTGTGTTGAGTTGACGGATGCATCAGACGGTAGCGTAAATGTGCGTATGAGTCAGTTGTATGACCAGTGCATGAAGGCGGCAAGCCGATATAGACCGATGGAGATAGTCTGATGCCATGTATCCTGAAGACCACCTAACACCTATCCGTGCTGAGATGGCACGTCGAGCATTACCGACTACCGCTGATATCCTACGCAACTCTCCTCTTTCTGACGGAGTTGGTGGGATTCTTACTGAGTGGCGTATCTCATCCTATTGCAAGTGCCGCATTAATCAGTCCTCAGGCGATGAGTCTATTCAGGGCGGTGTGATGCAAGCCCGTTCCAACTGGACAATACGTGTGCCTCTTGATACCGACGTACTTCCTAGAGACAGAGTCCGTGTAACAAGTGGATTGATTGAAGGACGTGTCTTTTCCGTAGAAAGCGTTGACAATGGTCGTGACAACGCATTGCTCCTGAGTCTTAGTTGCGACATCATGAGTGATGAGGACGGTGACCTATTGTGAAAGATGTAGCATACGGAAGAATGTTGTTTATTGCAATCGGTGCATTCATGGCTAGTGCCGCACCAGAGTTCGATTCAGCGTGGAAAGACCAGCACATTGCTGATACGGCTACGTTTGGCTCAATAATGAAATCACTTACTTTGTCATCGATTGAAGGCATTCGTGCGGGTCTTCCAGCAATGATGACGGCACTGATAGCCTTCTTTATAAGGCAAGACTCTGACACTCCTGTATTCTCCGTCGGGTCAATAAAGAAACAAATGGCAAATGAACTTGCTCAATCGCAAAATGAACCTGAGCGATACGTAACAATTAGTTCAACAACAAGGGATGTGTAAGATGAAAGCCGAAGAACTTGGAATAAATATCGGGCAAGCAATTGCAGGGTTTGTCGGTTCATTAATTATGGCAAGCAAGGATTCAAGTAAGAATCTGGGGGCATCATTTGGCTCAGTCGTTGCTGGTACTGCATCGGCTACATACCTGACTCCTATCGTTGCCGACATGCTTCATGTAAAAGACGCAAAATATATGCTTGGATTCGCATTTCTACTAGGTGTGCTTGGACTCAAGGGAGTCGAACTCATTTTGGATAGAACGGGTATTACAAAACTCAATAGTAAAATTGAGCCTAAGAAGGAATCATGATGAGTATATTGACATATATAAACCTAGTCCCTTCTAGTATGATTACTATCTCGGTTACGGCGTTCATGTTTCTTGTTCAACATGAGGACTCGCCTATTCAAAAAAAGAGTTTTCTTGTAAGGTCATGGATTCGTTTTAGCCTAATAGCGGTAGCGGCAATTGGATTATTCAATGTTATAAACCTATCAACTCCACATTGGTCTGTCATACTCCTTAATTTCAGCATAGGACTATTGTTTACATGGGCGTTTTTTTGGCATAGGCTCAAGTGGGTTGATAATGAGACCTTGAAAGCATGACGCAAACGATTAAAATTCTGTCTATGTGGGTTGATGGTTTGAACTGGGTTGTCGAAACTGAACCCGGGTCTTATCTGTACATTCAACGTGGTGATTTACAGCCCAACCAACAGAATCCAGTTACTGAAAATGGACTAGGTAACGACGGGGTGATTTACTTCCTAGCGTCTTATCTTGACCGTATGCAAAGCAATGCGATAGGGAACACTATCGTTATAGACCCATCAACTGACGTAATGGTTCGGGTTGAGCCAACCACTGGATAGAGGTGAATAGTAGATGGCGGCAGTGACGTATAACGGATGGATAACAGTGCCTTTTGGTTGGAATGCTCCAACTGACGGAGGTGCTATTGCGTCTACTGGTGTTGCTCTTGGTAACAGTGCCTCAAATACCTGTGTGGGAAACGTGTTGTACGCAACTGAGTCGGTGACTATCACGAACATTGCAATGTGTTGTACGGCAACGGCTGGGACAGTTAACGACAAAACGATTGTTGGTGGTGTCTACTCCTTGACCTCGGCTGGTGCACCAGACTTTACGTCAGGGCTTGTTGGGAGTACTGGCTCCGCAACATTCAGTGGTGCTACAGGTATATATAATCTGTCAGGTATAAGTGCCTCTGTTACTAAGGGGACTCGATACTGGTTTGGCTTCACTGCAAACAACTGGGCAACGGGTAACTCTGCTACATTCAGGACATCATTTACGAGTAACCTTACTACTTCACAGCAGTTTGAATATTGTGCCAATGGTGTAACAACGGCAGTAACAAAATCATCTGGACATCCAGCGGTAATGTTTTCTGATGGAACAAACTGGTATGGCTATCACTCGTTGACAACCACTCATCAGACGCTAGTGTCGTTTGAGGCTACTAATATGACTGAGTGGGGTGTATCGTTTCAGATGCCTTCTGGCATATCATACAAAATAAAGTCAATCGTATTCAGTGGCCACCTACCCTCTAATACCCGGGATGACTCATTTGAAATAAGGCTCTATGACACTAACGGCACAACTATTCTTGATTCAAATGCATATGACAAGCGTGTGGCTAGAGACTCAGCCGCTTTTGCTGAAGGTGTTAGGCAATATGCATTTGACGCTTGCCCTGTGTTGACTGGTGGCAATAAGTACTACGTTGTTTACAGTGACGCTGACAAAGATATACATCAATTTCGTGTTGTTAATATTGGAGCAACTACATTTGACAGTATCTTCAATGGGCTTGTTGCAAAACAGGTAACAAGAAATGACCGTGCCACTGGTTCATTTACCGAGACAACAACGCAAATCCCTCAGTTCACGGTCTTTCTAGACTACTTTGATACGCCATCCGCTGGAGGATTGATAGTTCATCCGGGGATGGCTGGGGGGCTTAGAGGGTAATGGCGGCAAGTACGTTTCCTCACTGGATTAGCCTTACTCAGTATGAACCATTCCGCGGCCCGGTTACTTGGACTTCTACAAATGGTACGGTAGGTAATGCTACGAGTTCAACGGTAGGTGGAACATTCATTGCGGACGCAACTATAACGGCTGACAGGCTTCTAATAAACATCGCAACAGTCACTGGAACTCCCGGAACGCTCCTGTACGGAATTTACAACACAACTACAGCAATTACTCCCGGTACTGCTATTAGCACATCAACTCATGCCACTACCGCTCAAACTACTGGCTGGAAGACCCTTACTGGATTGAGTGCGGCACTGACAAAAGGTGTGACTTATCATTACCGTATAGGCTCCAATGCTGACTGGGGTGCTGGAAATTCGATTCAAATCCCACGTCTTATGTCTGCTCAGCATCAATGGAGTAATACACATAGGAATGTGTATCCTATTCTTGGTGTAACTGCGGGTCAGGGTGTTCCTCCATTTGGTTATGGGACTTCTTCTGCTTGGTATGGACATCCAAGATTTGAGGCTCAGGCTGATGATGCTGTTGCCTCTGGTGGGTCAAACACTCAGATTGGCATCTCATTCACGATGGTGAGTGGTGTGTCGTACAAGATTCGTAGTTTTGTTGTTTCAGCATTTAGGTACGGCTTTACTACTCCTACTGCGGGTTCTTTTATCCTGTACGATTCAGACGGCACAACAGCCCTAGAATCAAGTGCTCTAGATTTTGCCCAGACTCGTTCTGGGGTTCAGGTTAGAGATACGTTTAGGTTCTTCTTCGATGCTTGCCCAGTACTGACGGGTGGGACGAAGTACTACCTTGTTGTCCAGAGCAATGGTGGTGCAAACTTGGATATGAGGACTTTGTCGGTCAATGATGTAGCCTACTGGGATGCCGCTGGCTTACATGCCTCTACTCTGGTAACACGTAGTGGTAACACAGGTGCGTTCACCGAGGTCACAACAAAGCGTGTGTGTGGTGGTGTTGAGATTGAATATGTTGACACTGCATCAAGTAGTGGTGGGATTCTAGTACCACAAGGAATGTCAGGGGGAATAAGTGGCTAAACTCACAGTAAAGGCAGGTGCAACAAGTAGGCTTGAACATGTCTTCATCCTTGATAGTGCTTCTACGGCTGGTGCTGGTAAGACGGCACTGACTAACGCTTCGATTACGGCTTTCTACTTCCGTCCCGGTGACACGACAACTACTGGTCGAAGCATTACTCTTGCGGGGGGGACGCTTGGTACATGGTCGTCTGGTGGCTTCATTCAGGTCAATGCGACGGATATGCCCGGTCTGTATGAGATTGGTATTCCTAACGCTATCTTTGCGGCAGGGGTTAATCATGCTGTTGTGATGATAAAGGGGACTGGTATTGCTCCGGTACTTCTCGAGTACGACCTTGTTGCGTATGACCCACTAGACACGGTTCGCCTTGGACTCACAGCGATGCCTAACGTGGCTTCCGGTTCAGCGGGTGCAATCCTTACGAGTGGTACTGGCACGGCTCAGTTGAACGTCACGTCAGGAAATGTGTCTGGCTCAGTGGCTTCTGTAGCATCAGGCGGAATTACATCGGCTTCTTTTGCGACGGATGCAATTACGTCTACCGTGCTTGCCGCCTCAGCCGGGACTGAGATTGCTGGTGCTGTCTGGGATGAAGCATACGCTAGTCACCTAACCGCTGGTACGTTTGGTAAGTTGATGGACTTGTTGCGTAAGGCTTGCTTCGTAACTGAAGGCACTGTTCTTGCTACTGGTTCTCCAGCAAACTCGACAACCATCTTCAGGACTAACGTCAACACTGCCGTAAATAACTTTTATAACAATCAGATAATAGTGTTTGTGACTGGGGCACTTACTGGTCAGTCAATGCAAATCAGTACATATACTTACATCACAACTAGTGATAGTTCATTTGCAACCTTAGATGCGTTGACGGGCACTCCTGCTACTGGTGACACGTTTGTTGTCCTTGGTAGTCACGCATGGACTCAGGCACAGATTGCGGATGGAATACTTAGACGTAAACTAGATTCATCAGGCGATGGTAATGGGACGCAAGAGGAGCGAACAGTTCTGACAGCGTTGCAAGTTTTGCGGAATGCTAGTGCAATCTCTGGAAGCACTCTTACGGTGTATAAAGAGAATGACACTACTGCCGCTTGGACAGCGGCTGTAGCAAGTTCGAGTGGAATGAATCCATTAACGGGTATCGACCCAACTTAGGAGTGAAAGTAAATGTCAGCATTTTCGAATTATCTTGAAGACAAGATTCTCGCTTGGGCTTTTGAAACAACAACTTGGACAACTGCCGCACCCACAGCGGTATTTATATCGTTGCATACGGCTGACCCCGTTGACACTGGTGCGTCTGAAGTAACTGGTGGAAACTACGCTCGTATCAGTGTAACAACTGGTTCTGGGTGGACTACAACTACGGCTGGTACAGCATCCTCTACAAATGCCGCTGATATTGTGTTCCCTGCGTCAGGCACGGTCACTTGGTCTGGCACTGTGACGCACGTAGGAATTTGGGATGCGGTCACTACGGGAAACATGCTTTTCAACGGTGCGATTTCCCCATCCAAGGTTGTTTCGTCTGGTGACGTATTCAAGTTCTTGGCTGGACAACTTACGGTTAGTGTAACTTAATGTCTTGGGTTAGTTCTTTCATTAAGAAGAAGACTGGCATCCCTGAAATCAATCTTCAGGGAGATGCTCTCGTTGAGGCTATTGTCAGTTCAATATTGAAGATGCCACTAAAGGATGTCCAGAAGGTCAGAGCGGTAGTTGATAAGGCTCTTGCGGGAAAAGAGCCTGTATAACGAAACTGAGAGACTACAGAGGGCGTTCTGTAGTCTCTCAGTTTGACTAGTTTGTGACTTGCGCCTCAAACATTTTCCATCCACGATTGTTGAGTTCCTCAATCAACTTTCCAATCTCATCATCTTCCCGGGTGTTGTTCCATTCGATTAGAACTTCAGTGGTGCGGGTTACGACTCCGAGGTCGTAGTCGCCGAACAGTGTGTTGAGTGCGATTGCCTTCATGGCGGTTGCAGTCATGTTGTTTGTGATGTCTTTGATACGTGTTGTCATTTTTGTTTCCTCTTTCCTATTCTTTACCGATGACAATAGTATTGCACGTCTTTTCCAGTATGTCAAGTACTTTATAAACACTTTGTAAAAATAGTTAAAAATGTTTTATTTTATAATACTGTTGACAATCTTCTATAGCGTGTTGTAGGATTGTCTCACCAGTAATGTGCTGGTTAATCAAATAGAACCCCTGTATGGGGCTTGTGGAGGCTTACAGTGAGAGAAAAGAATACAGTGAACAGTACTACAAGGGTAGCACTTGAATATTGCTTAGAGACGATTAATATTGTCAATCGGCTGGAGTCAGCGATGATAGCGGAAGACTTCCATATGGACGATATCGATAACGTCCGGGAATTGCGTAAAAGCATTCAGTCGTCAATGCAAATTGCATCTGAGATGTACGCTCGTTCTCAGAAGGAGGTTGCAAACAAGAAGATGCTTAATCCTAGCATATTCAAGTATGCAACAAGGCTACTACAAGGCAAGTGAAATTCAGTCAGGCATTTAAGAGTGCAAACAAAAGCGGCAAGGGTATATATCGCCAAGGGTGGGGGTTGAAAGCCATTTGTTATATCGTTGCTGATGAATTCATTCTGGAGAATCACAGTGACAGTACAAAGCGAACGATGATGCTAACGTACAAGGACATCGTTGCTACAGACTGGGTCTGTGTGCAACACGGAGTTGTCTAAGTGATGTTAACCCTCATGGGAACATGAGGGTTTTTTAGTATGTCCAAAACTAAAAGTGATGCTTGTCAATAATGCAACTATAATACTAAGTACAGGAGGTGTATATGAGTCGTGCAATTGCGTTGTTAGCGGCAAGTAAAGCGTTAGCCAATGTCGGAACAATGGAAGAAGGTGACAATAGGGGCAAGTCTGTCGAGTTGTATCAGGCTTCATGTAAGCCATCAATTCCACCCGGCTCTCCTTGGTGTGCGGCCTTTGTTCGATTCCGTATGAAAAGTGCCGCTACTGAACTAGGTATCACTTACGATACAACTTTCCCTCGCTCTGGATACACTCCCGACTGGAGTAAATGGGGTAAGGCGAATAGCAAGTGGGTAAGTGCTTTTGATGCTACGGCGAATCCATCAAAGATTCGAGTTGGTGACTGTGCGTTGTTTTACTTCTCCCAACTTGGGCGAATCGGACACATTGGAATTGTTGTTGAGGTTCAAGACTGGGGCGTATGGACAGTTGAGGGCAACACATCACCTGAGCCATCTGATGAAGACTCTGTCGAGCGTGATGGAGACGGTGTCTTCAAGAAGAAACGCAATTGGTCAGAACTTGGTCAGTATGGCGGATTTGTACTCGTAGAATTCTAATGTTTGACCAATCTATACTGCCGCTTATAGAGAATCTAGTCCGAAAGGCTCTTGTCTTATCGGCTTTCAAAGGCAATTGCTCCAAAGTTACGGCTGAGTCTATAGTTGAAAATGAACTCATCGCCGTGACTTGGTGTCCGAAGGGTCAGACGGCAGTCATAACCATTGAACTTGCCACCATTGAACTTCAATCAAAAGTCATCTTCACTGTGAATATCATTGTTCATGATGATGAGGAAATGCCCATCTACTTCGTGACACGGGCTTGGAAACTTGCCTACATACATGAACTTGAACGACTTCATCGTTCAGATGTCAGAAGTAAAACAAAAAGAACACTTGACAAGCGTAATTCTGCGTAGTAAAATAAAGTCAAGTGAACCTCCTAGCACGGGTGATTCACCGTAAATACTAGTTATTAAAAAAACTGGTTTAAATTTGCTGAGGGTACTTGTACTCTCCCCGTGCGGAACTTGATTGGCGTTAGGGGCAAAACCTTTCGGGGCGATGCCCCTGCGTCGTTTAAGGGGCTTGTTTGATATTGTCCCGGCTTCCGTCTTAAAGTAAGATATACCACTTATCCAAAGTTCGGATTACACTGAGTCATGCCAGCGTTAGACCCAGTTGTAGGCCCGTCTTTTTACTCGTACTTCCGATGGTTCCTTCGTTCATTCGGAGCCAGTGGTGGAGGCACGGTTCACACTTCGTCCGCAAGTATCAGTGGCGTGGCTACGGTTGCGGCAGTGTCGAGCCTGTTGGTTGTCGGCTCATCTCCTTCTTCAGCGGTTGCATCTGTTTCAGCCTCGGCTAGTGTTTTACATACGCCAACCTCACCGCTTACTGGATTTGGGACTGTTACGGCTACAGCAAACTTCATTGCTCAGCCTACGTCGTCTTTGTCAGGCGTTGGCTCGGTCACTCCAGTAGGGCAAGTTATTGCTCAACCGACATCTTCAATCTCTGGTGTTGGAACCATCACGGGGGTATCGCTTGGACTAAGACTCGTATCGTCGTCCGTCTCAGGGGTTGGTACTGTCAGTGCTGTTGCATCTTCGCTGACACTTGGACAGGCTTCTCTAACTGCCGTTAGCACACTTACAGCAAATAGCACAAATTTGTTAACCACATCAGGTACTGCAACTGCATTCAGTAGTGCTGTATTTGTTGCAACTACCGAACTTAGGTCATCAGCGTCTCTGTCTGGAGTTGCATCAATATCCGGTGTTGGTAACGCTATCTTTGCATCAGCACCAACACTAGCAGGGATTGGCTCATTATCATCTACTGCAAATAACTTTATTCAACCGACTGCATCAATAACTGGTGTTGCGACTACAACAGGTCTGTCCACATACCTTGCCGGAACCACATCATCGCTAACTGGTGTGGCTACCGTTGTGGGTCAAACATCGGGTGTGGCACTAGGCGTTTCTAGCATAACTGGTGTGGCTACGCTCACGGGGGCTGGAAGTAACAATCATCAGCCATCATCGTCGATGTCAGGGGTGGCTACAGTTGTGGCTTCCTCAACATACATTGCAGGAACAACCTCTTCACTATCTGGAATAGCAACGCTTACTAGTGCTGGAATACGACAGCAAAACAGTGCGGCATCGTTGTCGGGTGTTGCTTCGACCTCTGGAACTGCTCTTTACATCTATGGTGCAACATCCGGACTGTCTGGAGTTGGAACCATATCAGCGGTCGGAATCCCTGAGGTTTATGGGGCTTCATCAATATCCGGTGTTGGAACGGTCACGGCTGTCGGTAACGTCACCTATGCTAATGCTGATTCAATCACGGGTCTGGTTACTATCAGTGCGGTTTCACAGAATGTCATAGGGGCTTCTTCACCTCTTACGGGTGTCGCCTCTGTTAGTGCCGTTGGCACTGTAGTCTCACAGAATGTTGTTACCGCCACATCGTCCATCACTGGGGTTGCATCAATCAGTGCGGTTGGTATTCCTGAGGTTTATGGCTCGTCAAGCGTTAGTGGGGTAGGGTCAACGGCTGGTGTTGGTCAACTTATTGCGGGTGCGAATACGTCGCTTTCTGGTGTGGGAAGCATAGCGGCAACGCCACAGAAGACGAATGGAACCACATCCTCAATCAGTGGAGTTGGAACTCTCTCGTCCGTAGGATTTGTTCAAAGTGGTGTCACAGCAAGCCTTACTGGAGTTGCCTCCCTCACGTCGGTTAGTAGTGTTGAAGAGAGGGCAACATCTTCCCTGAGTGGCATTGCAACCATAACTCAAAACGGTGGCATCGAACATAGGGTCACCTCCTCCATTAGTGCCGTCAGTTCAATCACGGCGAATGCTACTAAACTGATGACTCCTCTTGCAAGTGCTACGGCTTTTGCTAATGCATCTGTAGTTGGAAGCGTCGGAGCCTTCGGTTCAGCAAGCATTACGGGTACAGCAACAATCGTCGGGCAAGGCAATGTTGTTTATGCGAACTCTGTTTCAATCAGTGGGGTTGCATCCATTACGGCGGTCGGCTCAAACGTGTCTCAGCCAACCTCATCACTCATTGGAGTTGGGACTGTCAGTGCCGTCGCTCTACACATAGCGTCCCCAACATCTTCACTGTCTGGTGTTGCAACTGTCTCAGCCATTGGTTCTGATGTCATTGGTGCAACCTCATCACTATCTGGCATCGCTACGATGTCAGCCTCATCAACTATTTTTGTTCAGTCGGGTGTAGCGTCACTCGTTGGGGTTGGAACTGTAAGTGCAAGTGCATCAAAGCAATCACTTGCATCCGGCTCGATAACTGGTGTTGGGACAATCACTGCCAATTCAACTAATGTCCAGTCTTCAAGTGCCGCTTTAAGTGCAGTGGCTATCCTTACTGGGTTCCCCGGACAACAAACATCAGGCTCGGCTTCCTTATACGGAATCGCCTCAACAGATGGGATTGGGCGTATTATCGCTCAGCCTTCGTCTACGTTGATTGGAGTCGGTACGGTTCTTGGGACTGGGCGTAACGTAACTGTTGCATCGTCAGGGATGACGGCAGTGGGTTCGGTGTCATCGAGTGCTTCAACTGAAGTTCGTAGTAGTGCTGGTCTTTTGAGTTTGGCAACTATAGATGCTGTTCCACAGACCACGTTCCCCACGGCTTCGTTAGTTGGAGTGGCATCGATTACGGGTTCATTGAGTAGCATTAGGGTTGGCTCATCTTCGATTATTGGCATAGCACAAGTATCCGCTATAGGTTCAGTACAACGCAATGGTATTTCAAGTGCAATTGTAGGTGTTGGTCAAGTAGGAAGTACATCTCTTGTAATCCATTTTGCCTCTACGTCATTACCTACAGTGCCACCACTCTTCTTGCCGCAAACCAGCATTACTGGTGTAGCAAATCTTTACGCAACGAACACGACTGCAACTACAATCGTTTTCCGGCGTACACTTGGAGAAAGAGTTATGACAAGGCAGGAACATAAATGCTGACAATAAAAGCAGGAAGCACAAGTAAGGTTATTCCATTCCTTCTTATCAATTCCACCGACCACATTACCGGAGCAATCAGCAAAACTCCTATTGTCGTTGTCAGTAAAAATGGAGGTAGTTTTATTACTCCAAGTGGAACTGTGACTGAGGTTGGATACGGATGGTACAAACTGACACCGACGGCAACGGATACGGACACGGCTGGCTCGCTGGTTGTTCATGCCTCGGCTACAGGGGCTGACCCAACAGACCGTGAAATACTCGTTGTTTTGTACGACCCCTATGATGCATCTGACTTGGGACTAAGCGATATCGGAGCATATGACTTACGCATGGGCCCATTCAAACTCAACAGTGCTGGAGGAGTAGGCATCAAAGATGTCGCTATTGACATCTTTAAAGGAGCAAGCCATGACATCGAACTCATCCTTCTTGACAGCGAAGGCGGAGAGGTCTCGATTGCGAATACCACGCTATGGGTTCGTGTCGTCAGTGCCGCTGGTACAACCTACCCTACACAAGGTACGATTGTCTATGCACCGGGTGGAAGGCTCACCTTCCCTCTCCTTACCTCTTACACTAATATCGCTGGGACATACAAAATCTACGTTGAACGGAATGGCGGTCAAGATGACGTACAAATCTTTGGCCCTATTCGAATGGTAGTAAGGTCACTCTAATGGCAACATATTACGTAAGACTTGATGGTAATGATTCAAACACTGGGTTAGGTTATACAACGGCACTTGCTTGGCAAACACTTGAGAAGGCTCTTGGTGCGACTGGCATTGGCTCTGGTGACACGCTGTGGATTGCTCCGGGTGATATCAGACGTGTGTCTACAATAACTGTTGCTGGGACATACACAACTCAGACGTTTATCAAGGGTGACCCAACCGCATCTCAGTTTCCCGGTATGACTGCCGCTCGTGTCCTCATCTCCAGTAGAGTTGGAAGTGATGCAGGTACAGGTGTTGGTGCTCAGACTCCAATGATTGACCTGAACTTTAAGAACTTCATGACTTGGGAAAATATAATATTTGAACAGGCATACTTACAGCGGCCAGTATTTCATGCAAGGACAGGGACGAACCTGACGTTTAGGAAGTGCATATTCCTTTCAACTGGACAGCAACAGATTGATGTAGTTCTTGTTACTCATGCACCATCAGTCACACGTAATATCTTATTCACACAGTGTTTCAATGCTGGGAGAGGTGTGCAGTCAGTTTGGAACGATAACCAGACCACTCTTCCTGCCGCAAACTATACCTATAACATGACAGTAGACAGGTGCTATGGGATGGCAATTTATGTAACAAACACTAGTAATTTGTTTACTGGGCCTCAAGGTATATATTTTGTGAACAACTATAATCTTTCTGGTAGTGTCTCTAATACTCGTGGAAACGTCATTCTACGAAACAATTACTTCGCCGCAAGTGGTTTGGGTGGCACAAATTGTCTTGGCTCTAATTATGTTGTAGAGAACAATTCATACGTAAATGTGAGTTTCTCTGGAGTAACGCCAACATTTACATCAAACCTTGATGACATGTTTGATTATAACAATATTCCTGATGCTCCTGCACGGCTTTATCAAATAGGCTCAGTATACGATTATCCTTATCATGACCCACATCCGTTCATTAAAAACTCAGGGACACTCGTTGGCACAACTATCCCAACCCTTGCGGGTCTTGCCGGATACAGTGCAACGGGAACTCCGCTAACTGACATCTTTGGAAATGCTTGGGATGGTAATGGCACTCCTCATATTGGAGCATTCAATAACTATTCAGCAACGGTCACTACTGTCCCGTATGTACCATCTGAGCGGATTGAGTCAACGATTTTTGTGCCTGAAAATACAACTAGTCAGACGATTTACATTTCCCTTGGTTGGTCTGGGCTAACGTACTCGACAACTGGATTACTTCTTTCATACACTCGGGATAGGTCGGCATCTGTGTTGATTACTCCGGTAGCACAGACGGTAACTGGTGCTTGGGTCAGTGGTGGGTTCTGTGAAGTAGATGCGGTCAATCAGCCGGGGATTTATCGCCTCGATGTTCCGAATGCCGCTTTTCTTTCCGGTACGACGGGTGTAGCGGTCGTTGGTAAAGGTCTTACTGGTCTTGGCATATCTATCACGCACATTCGCTTCTCGGCTCCAGCACCACTCATGGTTCGTATGGGTACGTTCAAAGTCACTCGAATGCGTGGTAACCGTGTTGAAGACAATATCATTGACATTGTTCAGGGTTCAGAACACGACATTGAATTAGCACTAGAAGATGCCGACGGCGTGTCTATCCCTCTCACTGGTGCAACAACGTCCGTGAGTATCGCTGACAGTAGCGGTGTAGTCATCTCGGCTACAACGACTCCTCTCTATGTCGATGGTGGTCGGTTGTCGTTCAGATTGTCAACAGCGTACACGAATGAGCCCGGAACATACAAGGTTTACGTCAATCGGACTGATGACGATGGCACTCAGGTGTTCGGCCCTCTAAGGATGGTTGTCAGGAGCCTCTAGAATGCCCGTACAGGCGTTTTTACACTTCGTTGGCATATCTAATCGATGCAATAAAAAAGCCCCCAAATCGGGGGCTTTTCCGTGGGTGGTATCCTAGCCAATTTCCTCGTGCTCTAGACCGTTGATTCCGATGGAGACGTGTCCGTATTCTCCGTCGTATACGTCAACGATGACTTGGTTTTCCAAGTCAACGATAATGCTCGTGCTACCGTGGTTGCGAGCATCAAACTTTGCGTCCGCCATGTAGACAAACGTGGATGTCACTCCGGTAGCGACCTTGATTACAGCGTAGCGACCCGGGGTCGTGATGGTGATTTCGTTCATTGTTTTTCTCCTCTTTCGAACTTGACTGTTTAGAGTATCGCACACTATCAACAAGAAGTCAATAGGTGCGATAAATATATTTTAGATGAGGTGCACACCAGCACGGCGGTCAGCCTCATCGGTGATGGTATTGATTTGCTCATCGGTGAGATTCTTGATGTCGAGACCTTCAAGGGGGAACTCGATGTAGGAAGGAAGGTATCCGTCATAGCGGATGATTTTTGCCTTGGCGTAAACCACTGGGAGTACTTTGAGGTGAGGGATGAAGTAATAGACTTCTGTTCCTAGTATTGTCAGCGTGTCTTCGTAGCGGTTTGTGTATGTCATTGTGTTGTCTCCCGAACTTGATTGATTAGAGTATTCCACACTCTACACTGGATGTCAACCTTGTTGTCAACTATTATTGTAAATTGATTCCGGTTGCCTCGGCGTACTTGGATGCATACTCAAAACTCAGTTCCATAACCTCTTTGCTTTCGCCTACGTGCGGGTCTTGCTCCCACCCGTACCACTGGTCAAGGACGTGTAGGGCGTACTTGTAGAAGACTGGCATTTGCTCTCCAGCCTTGGCAATATCCTTGGCTAGGGCGACTAACTGGTCTGTGAATAGTCGCTTCTCCTGTCCCATCATCATGAAGATTTCGTATGCGGCTCTATCCGCCTCAAGGTTGTTGATTTGTTGTGCTGTCATTGTCTTCTCCTAGCAATACGTTCTAAGGTCGTTAATAATGAACTCAATAGCCTCGTTTGGGAGGTTCCTGAGGTCAAAATGCTGGGCTTTGAATCCGTGCCATTCACGGACTGTGCCATTCTCTGTTGACTTGACGTTCCACACGTCCCAACCGTCAACTGTTGTCAGGGGAGTGATTTCAACAACCACTCCGTTTAGCGTGTAAAGGAACATTAGCGTCCCGCCTCCAATTCCAACTCTAACTTGACGAAGTGGTCTACATCGAAATCACGTTCCATCAGGTTGTCGATTTGAGCCTCGATAAGGTCGATTACGAGGTCAACGTCAATGTCATTACGATGTCGATTCCAATACATTGCCTCAGACTGGATGCGATTCATCACCTTGATGTCACCACAGTTAATAGCGATGTTCCCTGCAAGGATGATGTCAACCTTTTTCATGTTGATGATGCTTGTGAGTACTTCCATTGTCGTTTCTCCTACGTGAACTTGATGTAAATACATTACTACACGTAAATAGCGTTGTCAAGTCTTTTTTACAACATTGGTAAATATATTTTTGTAATACTATTGAAACTCGTGGCAATAGTATTGGTGTTCGGATAGTCTGTCAGGGCTACAATCAAATGGAGGTCTCTTATGGCAATGATTAATTTCCCGTATACGGTCAACTCGACACGACTAGTAGACATGAACAATGACTCTTGGTACGTGAGCGTTATGATGAATGATGGCACGGAACTGGAAAAGGTTTTTGATGGGTTCTACCCAACTGAAACCGAGGGGCAAGCGGTTATCGATGAGATAGTCTCTGGAGCCTCTACAACGCCCGTACAGCCTCCAATCGTCCCTGAGCCTGTAACAGTGCTTGTGATTGACAATGGATGCGATGGTTGCGGAAAGACGACGTAAAACTAAAATGAAATTGTTTCGTACAGTGGACTTAGAACAGGGAACTCAAGAGTGGCTCAATTGGCGTAAGCAAGGCGTGACGGCAACGGAAGTTGCATCGGCTGTGACAAAGCACAACTTCGATGACATAGTTAACGACAAACTCGGACTGAGTGAGCCTTGGAATCCTCCATATCAAGTCAAAATGGCGATGGAGGTCGGCACAATCCTTGAACCATATGCTCGTGACTATGCGAGTAACGTCCTTGGAATGGCTTTTGAACCAGTATGTGCTGAGTCTGTTGAACTGCCTTTTATGAGGGTGTCGCTCGACGGGCTGGTTGAAGTTGACGGTCGGTGGCATGGACTAGAAGTGAAGTGCGGAAAGTCTTACTCGACTAAGTTTGCTCAAACCGGAAAGCCTTGCGACTACGTGATGACACAAATTCAGTACCAGATGTTGGTATGTGGATTAAGCGAGATGAATCTCATCTATCACCACAACCTTCCAAGTGATACGGAAGCGGCATTGTCTGTTATGTATCAGTTTAGTCAGAAGTCAATCACGGTTGCTGAGTGGGGGTCAAAGAAACCGACTATCATTCAGGTCGTTGCTGACAGAGGATTTCAAGCGTCACTTAAGCAAATCGCACAGATGCTTCACGACCGTGTGCAACTGGCGTTGATGGATGGCTAGGGCTTGTCAATGACTCCGTGTAGGGCGTTCCTTGCACGGAGTTGCCACCACTCACTCCAGCCAGCGGCAAGTTTGAGTTGCTGGTGAGGGATGTAGGCACAGTCTTCCCCGTTTGCATCCCATTTGTCACGAACTGCCTTCGTCCGTCCGCCGTGCTTGATGTTAAACTCTTCTCCACGGTCAATCGTCTTGTAAAACAACCCATCACTGAAGATGACGAACAAGAAACCTCGATGACACTCCGACTGAATCTTCAGTAACTTTGACGAACTAATCATGTAGTCTGGGTAAGTGTTGTGAGCGGTGTTGCGTCTCTTCAACTCGGCGTGATGAATGCCGACACCATCTTTCCACCAAATGTAATCCAAAAAAGCATTGGGCTCTGTCATTGAAACCCGCCACTCTTCACCCATTTTGGACAGTGCGACTGATTGCAAGTACTCTAGTACAACGACTTGCAATGCACGGTCACAAGATACCTCGTACAATTGCCTCATGTGAAAGTGTAACACACAAAATTTCACTTGTCAACAGTTTGGAGAGAGTATGTCTATCGTTAAGAATTTAAGTGAGTACGAATCATCGGATACCAAGATGTATTGTCCTCTTGATAGCAATCAATCGATGTATTTCTTGCTGGCTGATGCTGATGAAACTAATCCTAACTTATATGCTGAAGGTGGAACGCTTGTGTGCTTGGTTGACGGCATTGAAACAGATTGGGTTGTCAATGTACTACCTGATTTGGTTGGGCTTATTGAGGTTGTCCCTACTCCTTCTTGGAGTGAAATAGGGGTATTCAAGGTGAGTATCCTGTACACCATAGGTATGGCTATGAAAACGTATGGGGCGGCAATGGTAACGGTCGGGGATAACAAATGAACCTACAGAATTTCAGAATCGAGAAACAACCAGCACCTTCAACCGACTGGCTAGTATACGGTGACATACTTACTGATGACGACATACTTGTCGCGACCTTTGGTGAAGATGGAACGAGTGTTAATGAGTGGTGGGTTAGGCAAGACGAGTTTTTCCAAATGAATACTGTACAAAGTTTTGCAGTCACGATGGCTCAGCAAATCATGTCTGGGGATGCGGAGTAATGGCAACGTATTACGTCCGACAAGATGGCGGTAACGGTAACGCTGGTACGAGCCCATCTCTGGCATGGGCAACAATAACCTATGCCTTAGCCAATATGGTTCTGACGGCTGGTGATAACTACTTGTACATTGCTCCGGGCGTTTACCGTGAAAGTCCTACGGTTACGATAACTCCTACGAGTGCAAACCGCCTAATCATTTCTGGTGACCCTACAGCGGCTCAGTTTCCCACGCTAACGGCTGGTAACGTCCGACTAACAGGTGCTACTTCAGACATCACCTATAGTGCTAGTGCAACCCGATTGAACCTCAATGTCAAAAGTTACATTACGGTAGAGAATCTCTTTATCGAACACAATGCCGCTGGTGGAACGTATGCCATTTCATCTACAACTTCTGGGACTAACATTACTATCCGCAAGAACGTCATATTTAGTTATTACCTTGGTGGTGCTGTTGGTGGTGCTATATTTTTTGGTACAACTGCGCTCACGACTGGGAATAGTATTCTAATTGATTCAAATATAATCTTTGGATGTGCTTACGGGATTTTCGTCAACCTTCAGGCTCAAACTGGTGCGACTGGTCACTCAGGTGTTGTGATTAGTAATAATCGTATTCAAGGAAACGGTTGGCAAAATACCTTTCCAATATTCATAAGCACTAATGTTGCTAGTTCCTCACTATCAAATGCCGTAACGATATCAAACTGCATCGTCATGCAAAGCACCTCCAATGCAATTCAAGTAGGTGGGGGAAATGCAACTACTCCTCACATCGTTCAAAATTGTATTATTGCCCTATCTAATGTTGGGATTTACAGCCCTGCTGGTGCGTCTGTAGTCATTCAACGTAATAACCTGTTGTTTTGTGGTTCAAACTTGGCTGGAGTAAATTCAGACTCTTCCACAATCACGAGTGACCACCTTGGATTTGACCTTGGTCAAGCATTGCTCCAAGGATTTGGTGCTATACCATTTGGAACGACTCCTAATAGCCGTAATACGTCATTTGGTATTAGTGCATCTAGCCCGACGACTGACCTTTATGGATTCCCTTGGTCTGGCACATCCCCTGACTTGGGGACGACTACATATAGGTCGATTTCATCTGTCGGTACGTTTGTGCCAAGCGAAAGAAACGCCTCCAACACAATCGCTCCCACCTCAACCTCCCAGTCAATCGAACTCTACCTAGGTGTTACAGGGCTAACGGCAACAACAGCGGGACTGAATGCTCGATACAACCGAACTCGTTCAACATCCGTGAGTATTCCGTTGGTGGCTCGTACGATTACACAGGCTTGGGTAGCGGGAGGATTCGCTGAGGTTAATTCCGTTAATATGCCCGGAATCTATCGTCTTGACCTACCTGATGCGGCAGTTGCTTCAGGGGCTGATGATGTAACGGTCGTCGTGCGGGGTGCGAGTGGAACGAACGGGGCTGTAGTCACAATCAAACTACTGGCTATCCTTGCAAATGCAAACACGGCTCTTAGAAGTGCTGTGATTACTGACCTAAGTGAAGACATTGATACACCGAACCTGATTTACCAGACGGTTGGCGATAGGAAGCCTCTCTACTTCCGTCTCTTCAATGCCGACGGTTCTAACCCAGACCTTACCGTTGCTGGTGGCACTGTCGTTGGCATCGTCCACAACGCTTACAGTGGTGTCGAGTATACGTTTGGCGTTGGTGGATACACGGGTATGCAAGTCAACATCCTCTCCGACATGATTGGTTTCGTTGAGGTGATTCCTCCAGCAATATGGGGTACGGCAGGCATGTATCGCCTTAAGGTGAGATACACATTGTCTCCGGGGGTGAGAATCTACGGGCCTGTCAACATAAGAGTAGGGGCACTGTAATGCTTAAGAAGAATTTCAACCCTGTCTACAAGGCTCTTGAGGAGGTCAATATGCTTTCACATAAGGTAGCCACAGTGGCTCATGTGAAAGCAAAGAAGTACGTGCCTGTTGATACTGGTCGTTTGAAGAAGTCAATCCAGATATCCTCGGATATCAGCCCTTATGGCGGGGAAAAGTATTCTGTATACACGAATCAGGATTATGCACAGTTTGTTGAGTATGGCTCATCAACGAATAGACCTAGGTTCTTTATGAAGAAGGCGGCATTGGATGCTGAGGTTGTAATGAGTCTCGGTCTAACTGATATTAAACGGAGGTTGTTGTAATGTCAGTTGAATGGTTTGACGTATCTCAGTGGGTTTATCAAACGCTCACTGCCGACACAACATTACAAGACTTGCTTGCTGGTGACGGGCGTGTCCCGGGTCATCAACAAGGCATTTATATGGAGATGGCTCCTCAGGTAGACCCTATCAGCCAAAGGGCTCCAGTCGTCCCGTTGGTAGTTGTTTCGCTTATCTCTTCTGGAACTGATGAACGTGCCTTGTGTGGAAATCGAATCATGACGTATCCAGTCATGACTATTACGGGTTATCACCGACAAGATGGAGCGATTGCACTCTCAAAACTTCAGGCGATAATGAATAGAATTGACGTGTTACTCGATAACCAGATTTCTCAGAATAATCACCGATGGTGGTTCTTTCGTGATGGGTCTGAAGTAGTTGTCACTAACACTGCCGACGCTCGAGTCGAATATGGCGTAGCATCAACGTATAGGTGCTACATAAGTGTGGATGTCTAGGAGTAAATTATGGCAAGGCTGATTGCTAAGGACGTTGTCCTAACGATTACAATTGGAAACAATGCGGGGGCTGTTGGTTTTACGGCTCCGACATTTGGCGGCGGAACTGCGTTTTGTACTAGGGCTAAGTCCTATTCGAGAAGCACTGAGATTGGAATGGTTGAAAGTGGGGCACTCTGTGACCTACAACAATTCAACCGCCCAACACGCATTAGTGGCACAATTGAACTGGACATGAACCTTATTTATGACACGGTAAGTGCTAATGGCATCTTCCTTGGCAAGGAAGGTTATTTTGTTCGTGTTGTTGTAAACTTGAGCCACACTGTCATCACGGATATTGGAATTATTTCCAGTGTTAGTGTTAGTGCTGAGACCGATGGTAGCATTGCCGAGCAAGCAACCATTATACTTGGCGTTGATGGAGACTCCGGCCTTACGACTGCTGTTGTAGCATAGGATTAATTAATGGCAAGACTAATAAGTAGGGACGTTACGATAAGCGTTACGTTTCTTGGCAATCAATCTGGTACGGCGGGGTCATTCATTGCTCCAAGTACATACATCAATAACACGTCCGCAACAACTGGTGGTGGTTCGTCTACTCAGTACACGGCAACGACGACGGTTGCTTGTCGTGCAAAGTCATATTCTCGTTCTACCGAAATTGGTATGGTTGAGAGTGGTGCAATGTGCGACTTACAACAATTCAATCGACCGACTCGTCTGAGTGGAACCGTTGAGATGGAACTGAACCTTGACTACAACACGGTGTCGGGTGCGGGTTTATTTCTAGGAAAAGAAGGCTGGTACGTCAATGTTCTCGTTGATTTGGGTCAGACCCGTTTGAACGACTTAGGCTTGGTTGCATCTGTGAGTACAAGTGCTGAGACGGACGGCAGTATTACTGAACAGGTTACAATTACGCTAGGTGTTGACGGTGCTAATGGCACAAGTCCATATTCAACAATAGCATCTGCTGTTGACGCTCTCGGTTAGGAGCATTGAATGGCTAGAGTAATCGCTCGGGATGTCTATCTAACAATGTGGGTTGCTACTGCCATCCAGAATGGGAACACTCCTACCTATTCTGGAACGGCTCGTGAAATTATGTGTATTGCTCGTTCTTATGAGCGGTCGGTGGATTCTGAATCTATTGACTTGGCGGCATTGTGTGATACATCGTCGAAACAACAGATGACTCGTCGTAGCGGAACAATTAACATCGAGATACTCGTTGATAATAATGTTTCAACGGGTGGGTACTTGCTTCAAAACGCTCATCGATTTCCGGTGAAGATACGGGCTAGGATTACATTAAGCGACGCATCAACTCAGTTTATTGAGGATGAGGGTGTAATCAAATCAACAGGTTTATCACTTGACCTTGACGGAACGGTACTAGAGACTTGTACAATCCAGTTAGGAACTCATGGTTCCAGTTGGTAATAAACAAGGAGATTCTTCATGCTTAGTAAACTTCAGTCCGTTCCACTGCCTGAACAAAAAGGAAACTTCGTATTCGACCTTCGTCCATTTGGTACGGACGGCGAACTTGCATTCAGGGAGCCTAAAGCGGCAGACCTTTTTCCTGATGGTGCGGAGAGCAAGGCCGCATCAATTGCATTCCCAGAATTTAAGGATGCAATGCTTTATCAAATAATGGTGATGGGGCGTTGTTATGTTACTTCAGAGGCTGAGATGGGACAGATTATTCAACCTTGGAGGGCTCTTGGTCAGTTTGGTCGTGACCATCGTGACCTTTTCATTCACCTTGCCGCTCAGTTCTCGGATGCCTTCCCGACAGGTAGTGTTGAACACTTACGTAAAAACGTGGGAAACGTCTCCACGGAGTAGCACAACACATCTTGTACTACTCCGTCAAGTATCTTCATAGGCATCCAAGTGAAATTGACTTAGACTTAAACCAGATGGCTGAAGTTGCATTCATCGCTGACATTCTGGACAAGCACGAGGTTGACTTGGCTATGGTAACAGCAAGGGCACTGGTAGGTACGAAATGACAATCGCTGAACTTCTAATCAATGTTGACTCCTCTGGTGTGCGTACAGCAATCAGAAATATTCGTGAACTAGAGAGTCGTCTTGATGCCGCTTCCACATCAATGAATGGGTTGAATGCTTCTATTCGTCGATTCAATGGTCTTTCCTCCAGTACTAGTCTGCCTAGTGGCGGAGGAGGGGGCGGAGGAAGTTCTAGTGGCGGAGGCGGGGGTGGAGGCGGGGGCAGAGGTGGTGGTGCTATGAACTCCATACTCAGTCCACTTAAATCATTTTCAAACGTTCTTCATGGTAGTGGAGGCGGGTTGGGGATGGCAAGTAATCTAATGGCTGGGATAAATGGCGTTAGTGGTGCATTTGGGGCACTAGCAAAAGTTGCATCATCTACCGCTGGTGGGGTTGCAGTTGCAATGGCTGGTATGGTTGCCGTTATTGTTCTCCCATTTGCTATTGTTGGCGGTATTATACACAAGTTCAATGAAGTCTTTTACAGTATTGTTGGCACAGTAGCGAACGTGGTTGGTCAGGTTGTTGGTAAAGTAGCCGAGATTGCGGGTGCTGTCTTACAGGTGGCGGGTCAGGTTGCAGGTGCAGTTGGTCAAATTGGAATGTCATTTGCACAAATGGCTGTAGAGGTTGGGCAAAGTGCATTCGGTACATTCTCTCGCCTTGACCAGTTGAGTCGTGGTCTTGCATTGTATTCAGACAGTGCCGCCGACTATCGAAAGTCATTCAAGGACTTGCGTGAGTTGGCAAAACTTCCGGGGCTTGGGCTTGAAGAAGTCATGGAAGCAACAACGTCGCTCAGAGCATCTGGACTAGGGGCTGAAAAGACAAGGAACTCAATCCTTGGTATAGGTCGTGCTCTCTCTGCCGTCGGTAAAGGCAAGGCTGACTTCAAAGGGACTATGCTTGCTCTTCAACAGATGGTTACTGCGGGTAAGGTTGAAGGCGATGAAATCCGTCAGTTATCCGAGCGTGTTCCACAAATTAGGCAAGTGTTAATGAAGGCTTTTGGTTCAGCCAAAGGTAAAGACATCTCTAAAGTCATGGAAGAAACTGGAATGACTATCTACGGTGTAATTGAGAAAATCAATGACCAGTTGTTGAAGATTCCGGGGGTTACAGCGTCAGTAGCAGTCAACCTTGAGAATATTCAAGACGACATCAAGTTGGCTTTTGCTCCTCTTGGTCAAGGCATTGCTCAGATGGTTGCTTCCGCAATGCCGGGTATGGGTAGTTTGATTGAGATGTTTGCTAAAATTTCAACTGGTATTGGTGAGGCATTTTACGCCGTTGGTCAGTCTGGTATTGTTCAGAATGCACTTCAAAGTTTAATGGGAGGGATTGATATTGAAAGTATTACGTCTACCGCCCGTGATATTGCACTTAGGATAGTTACTTTTATTACTGCCGCTGTTGCAAACATACCTAAGATTTATGATGCAGTACAACAAGCAGGTATCAAGTTTGCTCCAACATTCATCAAGTTATGGTCAACCATAGTCAATGAAATAACTTTCTATTTTGAGGTACTCAAGTTATTCATGGAAGATGTGTTCCGGGGGTTAATGCGTAGCATAAGGCCGTTTATTTCGGCTGGCGAGTCTCTTGCTAAAGGGGATTTTGCTACTGGGGCTATGAAAGCGTTTTTGGCTCCTGCTGTAGCAACGAGATTATTTGAACAAGGAATGAACGGCAGGACAGGCAAGTTCGCTAGAGAGCGTGATGCTAACATGGCTGTACTTCAACGTAAAAGAGCAAGTGGTGAATTAGGTGCGGGTGCAGGGGCTGGAATACAAAACTTTATGCAAGGCCTTGTGGATTACTCAGGGTTAAATGGTATTGAGAATGCCATTGGTAACGTAGGCACAGACGCTCAGAGAATGTATGAGATGGCTCGTAAGTCACTTAGTCCACTCCCTGAGATGATTCCAGATAAGTTTGGTAACACGCCAACAGAAGAGTCGCCCGGTGCTGGGATTGGAAAAGAAGATTCAAACACACTGAAAGAGATTGCCGAAAACACTGGCAAAACCGCCGACCGTCTTTCTCTTCGCACTCAGACATTAGGTGGTGGCGAGTTAGCAAAACTCGGCGTAACAGGCACTGAGTTGGGTAGTGGCGGTATGCCAAATGTCACTAACTCCACAAACAGATTCTCACAAGGTTTTAGCCGTCCGTCGGAGTCAACGCTTCGTTCATACCCTACTCAATTGGAAGAGGCAGTCTCTGGCATTGTCCGCAAGACTGGCAAAAATGGCATGGGTACATCAACTCGGCTGTAGGTCAAAACCCTCCGTATGGGGCTTGTGAAGCCTTTTACGGAGGGTTTTGTATGTCGGGTTGACTACTTGTGCTTCTCGATAACACATCCGCCGTACATATACATGAATGTCGCTATCAATTTCAGGTGTTGCCCGTTATCGTTGTCCGCTCGTGTACACGCTTGCATGAAGTTGTTGTCAATGACAGCGGTCATGAATCCTCCAAGGAAGCCTCGTCCAGCATGAGGATTATTCATGAAAAACTCACAGTGTTGGATAATGTGACTTATCGGGCGGTATTGCTCACCTAGTTCAACCCCTTGGAACGTCAGTGGTGTGTCTGTTAATTTCATAGTCTTCTCCTTAACCAAAGTAGATACCGAATGCTTTACCCTCGTTACGGGTTTGTCGTCGTGCTTCAAGCACAGAACCCGTCAGGATGAACACGCCATCCTTCTCCTTGAGAAGTCTCTCGACTTCTTTGTTTACCAACTCGTCAATGAATTGACGAACGTACATCCGCTCCTCAGCGGGGAATTGAGCAGTGACCTGCTCAACAATTGACGAATGTGCGATGATTTCGATGTCCATTCTTTCTGTCCTCCAACTTGATTGTCTAGAGTATTCCACACTATAAACACATTGTCAATAGTGTGGAACAACATTTTAGTCGAGATGTGAATAATCAGGCTCGACTCCGTATGCGAGGTTGTACTCACAGCAACTGCAAACTAGAAGGTTGTAGTTGCTGTACGACCCGTCTGGATTTGCAACCATGTAGGTTGCGTTGTGTGTGCTGGAAGGTGACACACAGATTGAACATCCACCCTGCCCGGTGGTTGGATGGACTTCAAGCCATCCCTCACAGCCCTCGTGTAGGACTGCATCGATAAAACCCTCCCACTGCTTACCTGCGTTTATTGCCATTTCAAAACTCCTGTTCGAACTTGATGACAACAGTATTGCACGTAAATAACAACTTGTCAACAACTTTGTGAATTATATAAAATATATATTTTTGACACTATTATTTACATCGTGCTTGACAACAATAAAAAGACATGTGATACTATTGACATCAAGTTCGATAGAGAAGAAAAAAATGGAAGTCAAAGTTATTCAGCACGGTGACGACGTTCTCGTCAAAGTTTTCAGCGGACGGGGAATGATATTCTCCCGTAACTACTGGGAAACCAGCACCGATGAGGTATGGCAAATCATCCTCGTAGACTTCGGCGGTGAAGCCGATTGGTTGGAAGCGATGCTAGAAGGCTAGTAGAGACTGTTGGTATGGGGCTCCACAAGCCTCATACGGAGGGTTTTTCTTTTGCTCAGGGGAAGATATGGCAACAAGACATTTATTGACTACGGTTTCGGTTGTGTGTGAATCCGACATGATTCTATCAGCGTCGTTCATTACGCCAACAACCCTTGGTACATTCCAAGCGGTGGGCATGATGCAAGTGACGTTCAAACATGGTGCAACATGGTGCTACAGCGATGTCACGCATTCGATTTGGACGGCTTTCTGTGAGTCTGAGTCACAAGGCAAGTTCTACCTACAGAGCATCAGAGGCAAGTACACGTCAGTTCAAGTTCACTAGCCTCCCGCTACCGCCAGTTCGTTTATTTTTATGGCTCGGTATCTTGCCGACCTAATGTTCTCAGTGGCTTCCCATATGAATTCAATATTTGGAATCGACAGGATGCGGTAATCACGGGCGTAGACTTGTCCCGGAGTCGTAATCGATTGCCAGTTTGGCTCGTATACCCTAACGACATCTGTTACCCACAATGGACGGTCGTCAGTGCTTCTGATGAGGAAGTCGGATGTCCATTCAACTAAGTCACGTCCAGTTGTAAGTCGGGATTGAAGTACGGATAGGGCTTTGTCAGCGGCGGCATCTGTGACAATGCCTTCGTCGATATGGAGGACTGTAACGATTCTTCCACGCCAGTTCCTAGGTCGTGAAGCAGGTGCGGTTGTTGGATTCTGTGAGGCAACGTCGTTGTAGTTTCTCCAGATGAGTTTGTCGAGGCGTGGGTCAGCACCAAGGACTTGTACATGGTTACATTCCGCTGGTTCATAGAATCGTTCGAGTTCACGATAGGTTCTGGATGAGACGATGCTGGATGCCTGAGCCTCAGTTAACCCGGTTGCCAGTAATGCCGTCCTAGCCTCGCTACTTGACGCATAGATATTCAATGCTGGTGTAGATGACGGATAAGTTGGTCTAACAAAAAAGTACTTGTATCCAGAAAGAGTTGGAAACCATCCCTTAAAGTATGTTTGGGCGTAAGTGCTCCAAATTTGCTCTAACCACTTTGCTACTGTGTCTCCACGTTCAGGAGCAAGAGCCCACTTCCCTGTTGAAACTAGTGGTGAGTACGGAAGTGTGAAAGCGTCAGCGTCTATGACGTAATCGGATGCTTGGTATCCAGCAATGAGGAGTAGGTCGGCAATAGAATTTGCAAGGGTAAATCCGTCGTACGGAAGTGAGTCAAGGAGTGTTGTGAGTTCAAAGTCGTGGTTTCGGTCACGTCCGTCAAACTCAAGTTTACTTATGTTAAGTGATGCGTCGCCCGGTTCATACTTAATCTGTGGAGCATTGAGAGTGCCACGGAATATGTCGCAGTATGATGCCCCACCGCCAACTGCCGTTGCTATTCTTACTGGTCTGTCTGACTGATATGCGAAGTTTGGTACGGAGAGGTTACTTAATAAATTTGTTCTTGTTTCTATCTTGCAGTTGACAGTTCCATTCTCTTCAACCCCCATTTTGAGGCTTTGTATAGCACAAGTGATATCAATTGGTGCATTTGCAGTTACTGTTGTTACTGGTGCTGAATACATATCAATTGAGTAGATGCCCCACGTTGCAGTCCCATCGCCCGATAGGACTACTTTAGCCCGTACGGCTTGTTGAGGTACGGCTGGGTTCCACGTTGTTCCATCATCATTGATGACCGTGAATACCGCTCCAATGGCTCCTACGTTCTTGCCGATTCTGCTGTATCCACCAGTCCATCCTGTCCATGTTGTTCCTACAGGAGGCACAGTTCTGAGTGTGATGTTTTTTCCAACTACTGTACCTGATGTCTCAAACCTTACTTTTGCTACTTGGACGATAGGTGCGTTTGGTGCTGGTACGACCCAATAGAATTTCCCCGCTGGCAATATTGCGTTTGGGTTCTGGTCGTAATCGACAGCATCAGCAAGGTTGTCAAATGTATGACAAAAGTTTACTCCCCACGACGTGTACACAAGGAGGTCACGGTTACGTCCCGGAATCATTGTCATCGTGTTGTACTGGTTTGCCGGGGATATTGGCTGGTACTTGATGACGCTTCCAGCAAGCAACGCCCCCTTTGAGTCTGAGTAAACTTCTTTCAGGACTCCTCCAACCCTAACCCCAACGTGTCCATTTGCATACACTTCTATTATGAGTGTATTTGCGTCGCTGTAATTCCATCCGCATGTAAAAACTGCCTTCTTATCAGACTTCTTAGTTCCATGAATAAAGAATTTCACGAACATCGGTTGATTTGCCGGTAGCGTCTCGTTAACTTCCATCAACTCGTTGATGCCTTTTGAGCGAATGAAATAATCACCCGTCAACCCGATACTAACTTCATCCCATAACGCAAAGTTAGCGGATGTTGTGTAGTCAACCTTCCTATACCGTGCATAGTTCCCTGTAAAGGCTGAATCCCAAGCGGATGTATGAGGTAGTGGTGCAAGCATCGCTGTTCCTGTAACGCCACAGATGTAAGCGGTTGATGTTGTCTGTGGAATGTCCCATGTTGAGCCCTCTGCCGCTACTACATAGCGAGGCGTTGAGATTCTAGGCTCGGGGCAATCGATTTCTACTTTCAGATTCCATGAGTAAGACATGTTCAAAGTATACGGTTGAAAAGTAATTCAAAAAATACTTTAATTTGCTATTGACAACTCATAAAGCGTTGCTTATACTCTATTCATCAAGTTCGGAAGAGGCAAATCACAATGAATACAGAAACAGTCAACGCAATCATCTCTCTAGTGTACGGATACACTCAGTTCCCAATCAACGCTCGTGGTATCGCATTCGGAATCGATGCCAACCGTGAAATCACGGAAATCAAAATCAAGGGTCGCGGTAAGGGCTTCACAATCGCCTACAACTACGGTACTGACGCATTCGATTGCACCGACTCCCGTGGATGCCTTGAAGGGCTCTACATCGACCAACTGAAGGGCTACATCGCAAATGCGAAGTAGTTCCTTCACCCTTCCATCCGGGGCTCAAGGATGGTTTTTCAAGGGTCGTCTGTGTGTTGAGGGTAAAGGGGCATTCTACAAGACTTTACAAGAGGCTCAGGATGAATCACTCCACGGAAACGGTGTCGGATACTGGCAAGAAACCTACCAGTTCGAGGGTTGCACATGGTATAAATGCGGACATACCAACGTCTGGGACTAACCGAATGAATAAGACCGATGTCGAGGTGAGTGCTTACAAGACTCACCTTTTGTTAATTGCGAAGTTAGCGGATGAAATGTATCAAATGGCTGGTCATTACTTGACCAAAGTGCCAGAACTTGGAGAAGCCGAACCGTTCGTCTCGGCTGTCTTAAAGATGTCAAAAGAAACATTCAAATTAGCGGATATCGAACTGATTCGAAACGAGGTTATAGAAGCGATGGAGAAATATACAGCACAAGGCTCTAGTCGCCCCAAATAGGGGCTTTTCGTTACTTCAGGCAACTACATTCATACATACATGTATAGCCGGATGCCTGTAGGATTTTTCAGGGGTAACGAAAATGACAGTCATAGAGTATGTACATAGCGGCAATGAACTTACATTGTGTTTGATGAGTGATTTGCACATCGGTGGTATTCACGTTGATTACGATTTAATCAAAAATGAACTGGATTTGGCTAAAAAACGCAACGCTCGGATATTCATCAATGGGGATGTGTTTGATGCGATTATGCCCGGAGACCGCAAACGATATCGTGCCAACAACCTTCACCCGAGAATGTTTCAGGCTGGTGACGACATGATTGGTGAATCATTACGTTGGGCTTACGAGATACTGGAGCCATACAAGGACAACATAGTCATGATTGGCGATGGAAACCATGATGATAGTGTTGCGAGATACCACCACATCGAGCCAGTCAAGCATCTTGTTGTGATGTTGAACGGCAATGACGGGAAGATACAGTATGGCGGTTATCACGGATTTATTCATGTAAAACTTGACCTGTCTACTGAAGGTGACCCAAATAGAATAGGTCATTATGTAATGCATTATCATCATGGTGCAGGAGGAGCGGCCCCTGTTACTAAAGGTGCAATATCCTTTTCCCGTGCTTCGATGTGGATTGAAGGAGTGGACGCTATTTGGCGTGGACACACACATCATCGGCAGGCGGGACGTGACAACAAGGTGACTTTCAATAGGTCTGTTGAGAATCCTGAGGCTAGGGTTCTGACGAGGGATGTCTTGACTTTGAGGACTGGTTCATACTTCGACACATATGTTGCAACCACCTCAGAAAAACTCATAAAGAATGGAAGAAAAGATTCTTATGCCGCTTTATGGGATGTCCCTAGTCTTCCAAAAGGAGGATTGATTGTTAACCTACACGCATACTGCCCCCGTTACATTCGTGGAAATGGTGGCAAGGTCGTAGTCAAGGACGTACTCGAGATGTAGTTGGCTATACCGAAGGAAACTTTTCAAGTTCGTCGCCCCATGTGTCCCAATCGCTCCATTGTCTACGGGCAAAGAGTTCAATTTTTGAAGCGGTTGGGTACATGAGGTCGATTCGTTCGTTGACTTCATCTGGTTTGCGGGAATGCTCACGCTTTGGAGCAAGGACGATGTTCTGGATAGACTCGTCGGCAAGTTTGAGGGGTCGTCCTTTTGATTGTTTGGATGCGGTCAACACATACTCCGCAGTTGGCTTTACAATGGATGGTCGAACCCCCTGAGCCCCTATAGGAGTCTTCCCATCCTTGCGTGTCTTCACCCAGACGAAAGCAATCCCACGGTAGGTGAGCCCCCAGTGTCTGATGAGGTCGATTGCAACATCGAGCCGTGGTGATGTCGTCCAGAGGAATAGGATTGAGTTCTTGTGCATGAGGTCAGGGAGAGGCATTGTCTTCAGCGTTTCGTTGTCGAGGAGGTCATAGAACTTTGCCGCCGCCCCCCACTTGTCCTGTTGCCCTGTGTAACTCCAAGGCGGGTCAGCCACTACGATGTCATACGTCCTTGATGGCAGTTCCCAGTTCATGCGAATAAATCAGCCTTGTTGCCGTTTATATACTCAGTGCGGTCTTTATGCGTAACTTTTTTAATAAATTGTTCAACTTTACGGTCATCATAAGACCAGCGGTCGGCTTCGCAATCCCAAATGGCAAAAACATTAACTGAGTGCTCTCCATGTTGTAAGAGTTCACACACATACTTCATGGCGTGTTGTTTTGATGTGTACTTCTTGACTCCGCCCACACCCCACTGTATGACGAAATGCCTCTTTTTACTTTTCACTACCATGAGAGTCCTTATCATCCTTACAGCCGTCCGTACTCAAAGTGTCGGTCGTTGGTTATTCTTCAGCACTGACTCTAACAGGCAAGATACCTTATGTCAACGGTAGGTTTTAAAAATGAACTTTATAATAGGTAATCATTATCAGGTTGAGTTTGTATCCGAGTGGAAGAATAGCGTTTACCAAGGCATCTGGAAAAATCGATTTGAGTCGGATGAAACAATCACCTATATATTTGTTGTAACCGAATACCATCGTGTCTATGGGTCGAGACAGTTTCGCATTTATGTTAAAGCGGATGAGGTGGGCACTCGTGTGCGTTTAATAGACATGTAAAACTATTTTTATAAATACTTGAATTTGCTATTGACAATAGATAAAAGTGTATGCGATACTATTGACATGAAACTATTCGTTGAAACAACAAAGGCAATTCACCCTAACACGGGTGAAACCGGATTCGTCATCGTTCTCGAGAATGGAACGAGCCGGATGTCCGAAGAAGTCGTATTCGCTGGAAGCGAAGGTGAAGTCGTCAAGTACCTGATGACTCAGTTTGATTCGTTCGATGCGTACGTTGCAGTGCGGATGGAAATCCGCTCTTATCGCTCAGCCCTCTAGGTTGGGTGATAGGTTAGGAGCCCCTACAAGCCCCGTACAGGGGCTTTCTTGTTGCCAGACGCATAAAGCCTAGGACGAGGGTAAACCAATGTTATTTTTGGCTCTGGTCGTCTTCCATTTTTTGCATTGCATAAAAGTAATCTTCCCTGCTTAACCTTGTTATGTCATAGCCGTTTGCTTTCATCCAAAAGTATTCATCCCAACTTTGTTTCATTAGGACGATGAAGACGATGGTGAATGCGACAAGTAAAATGGCAAGTGCAAGAGTCCATCCGCCGATGAATCCAACTCCGTTCCAAAGGCTTGTCATCATTGAGACTGATGCAACAATGAGTCCGATGACTAACGCTCTGACAGCGATGCTTAAGACGAGTTTCATGAGTCTTCCCCTTGTCTGTGAAGAGTGTCTATAGCATTCTTCATGATGCCCCTCCAAGCGGTGTATCCGTAGTCCTTACTGAACAACGCTCCGTCAACCGTAACGAAGACCTCTTCCCCGTCTTGCCGCTTTATTCGCCAAGCCTGTTTCCCAGCCTCAGGATTTATCGCTTGTTGTATCGTAAACTTTTTTCCCCATGCTTTTCCCTCGAATAGCGTCAACAGACCAACCGCTCGCCTCTTGATTTCGTATGCACTGACTAGTCCATTGGCTTCCGTGATATCCATTACATGCCTCTTACTTTGAATAAAGCGAATGTTATTCCGCCTTTAGTAAAAATGTATTCGATTGCCGTCTCACCATCCATAAATTGCTGGACACCGATGCGAGCCGAATCCCACTTGCATTCCAACCATTCCCAGTGGTATGGCTCTGCTTGCGACACGATGTTCCCGTTGACGGACACCACCACCTCGTACTTCTTCATCTTCTCAGCACTAGAGATAGCCTCGATGGCAAGTTCTATAACTGAGTTTATTGTTTCCATTCCGATGTTCTCCTACCCGAACTTGATGCGTAAATTATTGCACAGACTTCATCAGGTGTCAATAATAATAACAAAATATATTTATCAAAATAGTTTGATTCCACTATTGACATTCTGTATATCATGTGCGATACTCTAATCAATCAAGTTGGTAGGAGAAAAACAATGTTATTATTTCACGAGTTCAGGCACATGGAAGCGGACGGGAAAACCGTTCAGGTTCACCTCAATGTCTACGAGTCACCTACAGGCGACTATTCCGTAGTCAAGACAGTTTTTGTTGGCGAGGGCTCCCACATCATGGAACTCCCATTCCGTGTAGCCTCCATTGAGAAGGTTATGGAATGCTTCACCGAATACCGTGAATTAAGCATCTTTGGCGAGAAGGTAGAGAAGGTATCAAAGTGACAAATAAAGAATCAGCAATTGCAACAGCCTCTTGGGCAATCGAAGAAGGCATGTTGCTCCAACTCAGCAGTCCATCAGGCCTGCACAAAATTGACCTTGACGAAGCCCTTGACGCAATCAACGAATGCGAAGACGAGGACATTCGGGTAGAAAATGACGTAATCATCTTTGGTCTCGGAGATGTGTGCATTAAGGTAGAAACAAAGTGACAACCAAAGAAAAAGAAATAATCATCGGTTGTATCGACCGTGTTAACCCGCTCATCAATGAGCAATTCAAACTCACGGTGAAATGGTTCGACTGTGACCTAAACGGATGTATTCCAGACATCAAAGTTGATGACAGGATGGGTGGTTACTCCTCATCCTCGTATGAATCAACCTACGCATGGATTGACGGGTACACCAAGGGGATTGTCATAGTCCAGCAGTCTCTACGAGACTCATACAGCCCCGCTAAGCGGTCAGCCTAACACATACCTAAGGAGATTCAAATGGAAGAATATTTTTCAATAGAGGACAGGAACTATTACACCGATTACAGAATTCGTGCGATGAATGACATTTGGTGGGAAACACTCGATGGCAACACTGCAATTCTCAAAGACCGAACCGAAGATGGAAAGCGGCAGTCAGTACGATTCGAATTCAATGTTTGCCCACTGTGTAACGGTAATGGTTCTCACGTAAACCCAAGCATTGACGCTAATGGGTTAACAGCGGAAGACTTCTACAACGACCAACAATTCTTTGAAGACTATCGGAGTGGCGTATACGACATCCCTTGTAATCTTTGTTCCGGCCTAAGGGTCATACCGAAGGCAACTGGTGAACCAGTCACATTGGACGAAAACGAAGAAGACGATGAACCTTACATCGATGGCGACTGAAACTAAAAAATATCCCCCAATGAATAAACATTGGGGGAGAATAACAGGTTACAGAAAAGAGTATTCACATACTATCGCATTAACTGCTCTTGTTCGTCAATGAGGTTTATCGGCGTGTTCGTAAACTCAAAGAGGGAGTGCTCCTTCACGAGAGTGATAACTTCATCAGCAACTTGAGATGTCCCGGTAACGGCATTCACAAGAAACCAGACTGCTTTCAAATAGTCATCACCGCTCAACTCGCCAGCCTTTGTACCCGCTCGCTTTAGGTATTTAATGCACGTCGCAACGCTCGCATCAGGCTCCAGTCCCCAGTCTCGCCAGATGTCAATAGGTTGTATAACGCTATTACGGTAGTGAAGCGGTTTTATTTTATCCATACGTTATGTCCTTTACTATACACTTAACAGCCCCTATCTAATCCTCGTCTACCTCTTCAGTAGCCTCTTCATTCTCTTGCTCGGATGCTTTATGGTCGTTATGAATATCGGACTTACGTCGCCCTGTTTTGACTTCACTGTTCTCGGCTATCCAGAACAATCCGGGTGTATTGCGGCAAAACTCTTGGGCTACCTTTCCACCTCCAAAGACAAGCATGAGTAGTGGTGTGTCTCCAGCGTGTTCACGGGCTAGGTCTACTGTGCCTTGTAGGACTTCTGTGCCCTTGTCGGCTGTTACGTTCGCTCTGACTGAGTATGCTCCCCATCCTTTAGGAACTCCGAGTAGGCAATATGGGTAGAAGATTTCCTCAACATTGATGTCAACGAAAACTTGAATACCGTAAGACTGGCAATACCGTGAAATCCACCGCTTCTTGTAGAGGTCAAAAAGGAAGACGGCAATTGGCATTTGATTGTGAGTGGAGTAGTTCAACTCGGTGAAGGCAATGCACTTTGAATTGACTATGACGGTTGGGTCAGTCCATACGGCTGAGAACTTGTAGTCGTCAGTGTAGAACTGGTACGTCCCGTTGAACTTTGCCTTACGGCTGATGTATCCCCACTTCTCGACGGGTGGGGTTAGTGTCCGGGCTTGCAACTTTGCGTCTAATAATGGAATACCGAACTCGTTGTCAGATGGGAATATAGAGTGTTCGAAATGCCAAGGCTCGACATCTTCCTCATCGGCTTCCTTGGGTTGCCGTTCCTTTGGCTTCTTCTCGACTTCTTCCTCAGTCTCCTCAAGGCTCAGCAAGAGGTCATCAAGGTCGTAGTCCGTGTACCCCGTGCCAATCAGTCCTGCATCCGTCTCAGCCAACTCTTCCAGTAGTGCGGTCAGTGCCTCAGTATCATCAGAGCCAAGGCGAGCAGTCCTGTTGTCAACCAGAAGGATGCGTAACTCCTCATCCTCATCAACATCAATCCAAGTGACTGGAACCTTTAGGAATCCCAACCGCTTTGCCGCCATCACTCTATGGTTCCCAGCAAGGATGTGACTCGTTCTCTTGTTCACAATCACATTGCCAAAGAATCCGTTGCGTTCGATAGACTCCACAATCGTGTCTATGTCACCTGTGTTCACGTTACGTGGGTGATGCTTCAGTAGTGCAACATCAACGTCTTCGTGTTCAAGGTTTATGATGCCCTTCGGTTTACGTCGTGCCATTGTTTTCCCATCCAAGAACTTCAGCGATGATTGGCAACTTAGGTGCAAGTGCCCCTCTTATTGCGATTGCAACATCACGATGTTCTTTCTGTGTCCCGGGTTGCGTCCTCACCTCGATGTAGTGAATCCAACTCCGTACATTGCCGCTCATATAAAACGTCGTAGGTGTACAGAGTGGCAAAATGCGACGTGCTGTCTCACGGGCAACTCCATTCAGAATCATGTCTTCGTACAGTGCCCATGCATTATCAATGACATCATTGACTCGCTCCGTGTATTCGTCACGAACTTCATCGGGCAAGTCGTCATGACTCGATTGCCTATTCTTCATGTCCTGCCGTCGTATCTCAAACGGTTTCGCTTTACTCGTCTTGGCGTATCGTGTGCTGAACTCCTGAAAGCAAAACGACCTATGTCTCAGTATCTGTGCTGATATGTCACGCTCAGTCTCTACCTCAACCGTTGCGTACGCCATCTCAAAGACGCTCCAGTGTCTGTTGTCAAGACAATACTTCAACAACTTGCCGCCCGTCTCATAGTTTGACTGATTCGACGGATTCGAAACCCGAGCACAGTAAATCATTTGATGTTCAGCGTTTGTCGTAATGTCAATAAGTGTTGCTTTCGCCATTACTGAATCCCCGTTGAGCCGAACCCGCCTGTTCCACGCTGAGTGTCCACATCAACATCGCCAACCTCGAACTCAGCCCTTGTTACAGGAGCAAGCACCATCTGTGCAATCTTATCCCCAGACTGAATGACCCTGCCTTCTTTCCCGTGATTGAACAAGATGACTCGAACTTCCCCACGGTAATCGCTGTCAATCGTCCCCGGACTATTCAGAACCGTAATCCCATAGTTTGCCGCTAATCCACTCCTTGGGCGAATCTGGACTTCGTATCCTTCAGGAACTCTCATCCGTATCCCAGTGTTGATGATTTCCTTTGACCCGCTGAGCAGATGTATAGGTTTGTCTGTAAATGCTCGTAAGTCAGCCCCTGCCGACCCAGACGTAGCGTAGGAGGGAGCAACAGCCCCCTCCTCAACACTTATAACCAACTTCTCAACTGACATCTATCTTTGAATCCCCTATCTTCAGCGTTGCAACTTCCGATGCTGGTTGTACAGCCAACCCAATGCTTTCCGCATACTCAGCGTTTATGAGGGCTAATGCCTCAATATGACTAGGTAACTTACTGATAAGCGGTGTACGCACTACCTTCACTGCGTCAGGTATAGCATTACCAACAGTTTCCATAAACTTATCCGCATCAGTTACCTTAAGGGATGCATTCTTCTTACGGAATGCTATAGAGGCGTGGATACCTTGATACGTCTTACCCTCTACAAGGCTTGCCTTGGCTACGTCACGGGCTTCTTCACCCCAACGCTCGATAAGGTACTCAATGGTTGCTTGCTTATCCGCTATAAGAGCGTTCATATGGGCTACCGTGTCAGACAAACGTCGCTTCATTGCGTCAACTTCGTACTGATTAGTGCTTACTCGGTCAAAGAAAACTTCTAAGTCGTCAGCCGTCTCGATATGCTCAGGTATGTAGCCATCTACCGTGCCTGTTATCTCACCTGTCTCAGTGTTGATGTATACCCCGCCTATACGGGTGCTGTCACCAATCTCAATGCGGTCAAATCGTGCCTGTAAACTCATACGTCTTCTCCTCTAACCTGATTAAGATACAAGCGGAGATAAGTGCATCACCAAATATCCCCGCTTGTTGTCAAGGTGCTTAGCCATTGACATACACATTTTACATTGAGAGTGTTACACTTGTCAAGTGTATTGACTTGCATTTACAAAATAAACCCGTATGACCCCTACGCAGGAAAAGGGGGCCGCCACATTTAGGGGCCGGAAAAAAAAAGCCTAGCCATGCCCCCTCGACCCGAGACGTTTTTTTGGAAACCGACATACAAAAAAGGCAACGTATCACCCCTGCCCTAGAATGGTAATCCGTTGCCTTTTGCCCCCGTCGTGCCTGATTCCTTATTATTTTGTCCTTAACAAGGAGGGAGCGGTCTGATTGTTCCATAGTTGTCAGATGGGCGGCAAGTTTAATTTTTTATTTTGGATTTAGTGTTGTGAATGAAGTGGTCTCTATGTATTTTCATCTGTTAGACGGAGGGGCCGGGTAAAAAAGCGGTCTGGTGTTTTTCTTAGCGGCAATTTTGGATTTTGAAATCTTGTCCCGAGCCTAACGGACTGAATCCCGGATTCTTGTGCGTCCTTGATGAGGTTGTTGCTGGGTGTATGTTTCGGTTACTAAGAAAGTAGTTGTCCAGACATTTGACTTAGAGACTAATAGTGTGCTAGGCTGATTTCATGTCAGATATACCTTTAGACGGCAAGCATTATAAGACAAGTCTTAGTCAGCGATTGATTAATCGTGCTTACCATAACCGTTTTGAATTTGAAGTGTACAACAAGGCTGGTGCTGTCATAAAAGTCTATTCTCGCCGAGAACGTGCTGTGATGTTTTGTGATAACAATGCCGGGTGTACCTTTATAAAAATTGAGAAGGTCTTGACTTAGGCTTCATCAGTCGTCTCCTTTTCCATCCCCTCCGATGTAGTCTTCATCCGTCCCGAATCCAGCGGAAGCAAGAGCGTTCGCATCAGCCCATGAAGAGTCATCGTCGGGCTCGCTGTTGTTGTCGCACTCGTCCTCAGCGTACGCTGATTCGATTCGCTTAGAACAAGCGTCGCAATAGAGGGATGGGTCTTCCCAGTTGATTTCACAACCCATTACAAACCATTCCTTGTTGGTCTTGTCTTTGCACAGGCTGAGATTGTTGTTGACGCATTCTGGACATATGGCTACATACGAATCAACAACGTAGTAGAGCGGATATCCGCCACCAGCCCAGTAATCGACGCTTGTAGCGTCTTGTGGAATCTCCCACGGTACACGGTTGAACATCTTATGCCTCCTCTCTGACCGATTCGGTCATCAACTTCTTTATCGCTTTACGCCACCAGAGTGGAGCGTTTTTCGGGTCTTTGCGATACCGAATCTCAGCGAGACAATAGTGAATCTCGTCCGAGTAGTACCCGTGATTTGGATGGTCTTTCCACGCTTCGAGAACAGCGGTACAGTCCTTGACTATGTACTCTAGAGAGTGGAACTCCACTGTCATTAGTTTGGCTTGGTATTCCGAGTGGTTCATGACTTTTGTCATCGTATTCTCCTTAATTTCCCCAAACCATGTCAAGGCTGACTTCGTCGCCTTCCACATCAACTACCTTCGTAACTTGAAGGTTGAGGGCCATTGCCCTAATCCGGATGGAGAAGAAGTCATCGTGGACTTCTGTGTTGCTGAAGCCTTGCTTCAGGATTTGTGAGTAAGTATAAAAAGTGACTGTGAACATTTTTGTTTCCTCCAAAGGTTGATTGCGAACTTGACTGAATAGAGTATAGGCAACGATATACTCTATGTCAATAGCAAATTAAACTATTTTTAAAAATACTTATTTGACTTTGATTAGTGCCTGTACGAACAGGGTCATTGTTTCAAGTTCACCCTGTGGAGACATCTCACAACGGTAGGTTCCACAATAACAGGTCGGAGCCCAGCCGTTGTAGCCAAGGCAATCAACCTCACATGATTCACCCTTGAATGGATGCCATTGTGGGCTCGCTAGAGCCTCACTGAGGAGACTTAGGAACTTGAGACGATAAGTATTCATTTGCTAGATTCTTCTCTGTACCAGCGACGTATGTGGCTGAGGATGTCGTGTACTTCCAGTATAGTAAGTGGCGTATTCCGTCCAGAATACTGAGACAATATTTTAAGCATCGATTGACTGTCCGTTTTTTTTTGCCAAACTCTGATGCTTTCAAACAGTCGTTCTACGTTTGGGTAGGACGTACTGAGTTCAGGTGAGCCGTACTCAATCAGCACGGCTTTCATCGAATCAAGGATTTCAGACTTCATTACTTTGCGAACCCTCTATCCCAGACATATGTGCCTTCTTCAGAGGCAAGAGCGTTTTCACGCTCCTCGATTTCACGGGCTTCCTCGAGTTTGAATACTTCAAGGACATTGAGGAGTTGTTGCATACGGATGCAGTCCTCTTTGGTGAAAGTTGTCGTTGACAGGATTCTGCAATACGACGCATGAACGTCATCTGACGTGTAACCCCAACCGGAGAAGGTTGTGAGCAGGAACTGCTCTGATGCTGTAAGTGCCTTCATTTGTTTCTACCTCTTCAAACTTGATGTAAAGAGTATAGACTCACATTTACACTGTTGTCAAGTGTTCTGTAAATAATAATAGTGTATATATTTTAAACATATACTATTGACAATGATAATTTTGTGTGCGATACTCTTGTTGTGGTTGAGATAACACTCCTGTTTCAATCGCACGGGTTGAGAGGCTGGAACAATGTCTCCTGTACCCTTGGGCTTAGTAAGGTGAAGGTTTATTCAGTCTGAATCGCTGGCTCCAGCCGATTGACAATGCTTGTTGACTGAATGCGGTTAGGTTCGATTCCACGCCACCCCGAAGCCGAAAGTGTAAGCAATCGGGCTTACGACTGGAGCGACTGAGTTACCCCAAGGGGTTCAACTCAGTCACCTAGTACGACTTTGATGTAGGGAGGCATCCCTGCTCCAGTAAAAGACCACAACGGCTAGAATCTATTGTGAGATTCAAATAAGGGTAGCAACCTTGGAGTGGTTCAATCCACAATCTTTTACTGAAACCTTGGAGATGATTGACGCAAATCCGACAATCTATCCAAGTAAGAAGTGTAGGTTGGGTACGATGCTCTCTCACGAGACACGAGTACCATCGGAGGTAGAGACCATCGAAAGAACTGCCCTTGTGTTCCGTACTGGTTGAAATCCAGCCAGCCATACTTCCCACCATAGGAGATTCCAATGATTACAGATGAAGACATTTTATATGAAGAGCGGCAACATGGATTTTCGCTTGCTCTCGCAACAATGTACATGACTCGGGCTCAAAAAGCCGAGGTTTACGAGTTGTACGACGTGGAGTTGGACTGTAGCGGAGTTGTTGACGACGCAATTGCAAAGGCACTAAACACCGCTGGCGTGTACGACTCTCGTTGTCAAGGATGCAACGTCTTCCTTGGCGAGGATGTAACAGCACTGTGCGGGGCTTGCCTATTGCACTATGGCGGCATTCTTGAATTCTTTGAGTCTAAGCCTGATGACTACGACCTCGATTACATGAAGAATCGTATTGACTTGCCTTGGGTTTGGCTCCAGAATGATGACTAGTCTTCTCTAACGGAGTGTTTTCCGTACCCCGCTTCATGCGGGGTTTTTCTTTATATGAGCAACATCCAACTCCCACTCTTTGACATCCCTCAGTGTGCCGTCAGTAATGAGCCTATCCTTGTTGTGAATTCGGACTTAGATGAAGCATCGCTCCGCTCTTACGACAAGCCTCACTGCTGGCAATACGACATCAGACACAACAATCTTACTGAAGACATAGCCTTGTCTGGCATCAAGCCTGAAATCATAGCGGCAATGGCTGTTAGCGACTTTACGTTCAGGCTAATGCGGACTGATGAGGAGAAGGAACAGGCGATTGAGTTCATCAAGAGGCATGAGTGGCTTGGGACAATCTCTCAGTACACGACGCACTGGTATGGGGCGTACTACTTCGACCCTAGTCAGGGGTTGTTTGGGCGGCATATCCTTGCGGGGGTGATTTTGATGAATCTCCCGAACGCTATGTCTAAGATGCTTGGGGATGACACACGGATTGAGCGTCTCATCAGCCGAGGAGCGTGTGTGTCGTGGTCACCAAAGTGCCTAGCCAGCCGGATGATGATGTGGTGCATCCGAGACATGGTCACCAACACCGAGTTCAGGCTGTTCACCGCTTATTCCGACCCTGCCGCTAAAGAGTTAGGCACGATTTATCAAGCCTGTAACTTCTACTACCTTGGTAATCGGTTTGGAGCATCTACGAGGTACATCAATCCTTACACCGGGAAGATAGTGTCAGACAGGTTCTTCAGACAGAAGTCAGCGTACAGACTCTATGCCCGTGAAATTGGAATCAAGTGGGATGACAACTGGATTCATGATGGCTGTATCGACTGGACTCGAGTGCCGTCATCCATTGAGAGTAGCCTTCGTGCCCTGTCTCGCCAAAAGCAGTCAATCGCAACTCCAGTGTCGGCTCCAAAGAAACATAAGTATGCCTATGTGCTAGGTAAGTCCAAGGTTGAGACAAAACGCCTCCGTACGAGGTTCCTAGAGGCGAATAAGGCGTATCCATATCCTTCAGTTCGTGGTGAATAAAAGAAGCCCCACGTTGAGGAGATAACGTGGGGCTTCAGTGAAGGAGATTCAATAGGACTTTATCAGCACCTGACTCACTCGCAAGTTCAAATACAAAAAAACCAACCCTCGTTCGGATTGGCGTATTCAGTGACACACTCACTGATTTTTATCTTTGACCTACCGTGTTGGCTATTTCACGACTGGGATATTTCGTGTATGTCCTACTTCCCCAGTCTATTCCAACTCCGGTATGGTGCACTCTTGTCAGAGTGTCTTTGCGGTGCAATATCCGCTATCGGTTTACGAATCATTAAGTGGGGTCAGGTTCTCTTTACGACCCCACCACCATATTGAACTATTTGCATTACAACCTCCTTCCAACTTGTTGTACAGAGTATAGGTTACTGTTTACGCACTTGTCAAGTACTTTGTGAACTATTTTTAGTAAAACATTATTCACTTACCATCAGGGCTATTTCACGGCTGGACACTTCGTGTATGTCCTACTTCCCAGCCTATTCCCATACATTTGGTAAGTGACTCTATTTAGAATACTTTTTACTATCCCTACGACAGCGAGTTCATTTGCCCTATCTCGCTCGGGCTCGCATACCACCGGGTCACGCTGGTGGAGTTTGGCATTTCAGCCTATCAAGTAACTTGACTGAATAGAGTATAGTTCACTCTTTACTTAGTTGTCAAGTACTTTTTCAAATATATTTTTTGTGGGTAGCCGAGCCCAGTCGGGAGACTACCCTGCCTCAGTTACGAGCCCGATTGCTCGCTCTTTTTGTTAGTCCGTGGTGTGCTGGTATTCGAATCCCAGACCAGAATTTTTCAATACTGGTGAGCCCTTCCACCCTACCTTCTAACTCTTAGAGTTCTGTGCTATCGCTTCCAAGTTTCAGAACTAGATTGAGAGGAGGCGTTCATCTCAACCACGTATATACATTACAACATAAAAAAGCAGATGTCAACAGTAGTTTTGTTTATTTTTCAATTTGTTTTTGAGCCACTTATTCTCCTCTGTCTATCTTGTCTTGGTATTGACTGATTGCGTCAAAAAACCACCCAGTAAGCCCCAGAATGCCCAAGGTGAGGGTTGTTATCAATGTAATGAATATCATGCCAGTTGCTCCTTTTAGCCCGACTCTGGACTGAATGGGTTTTCACCAATCCAGACGCTGGAGTTTAGGTATTCGTCAATGAACCTAAACTCCCACCACTGAGGGTCGTACGGGTCATCCTGAGACGTGTATTTGAAGTTCAGGTGTAAGTCACTCAGCGTGATGCCAAGGGTTTCATCTGGAAACTCACCACGTCGCACAAAGAACGTAGCACAGATGTTTTCAAAAGCCTCTTCAAAAAGTGCCTTTGGATATGCACATTTTTCAAGTAGACTATCACGCTCATTGAAGTCATCTGTTGGATGAGCGTTTTCAAGATAGTTGACGAAGTTATTGAAAGCAAACGTCGCATCGTCAATGATGTTCACCAGAATGTGACGATTTTCTTCTTCATTGACAAACCACCCTTTGAGTGCAATGTACTCCAATACAGCCGTTTTGCTTTGAATGTAACTGCTCATTTCTGGATTTACCATATGCCAGTGGAGTTTCTGGTGGCGGTTCCAAGTTGTCATGTCTGGAATGTTATAGTTCATAGTTTTTCCTTCTCTTACTTATACATTCTCTAGACTCGTTCAATTTGTGACGAGTCTAGAGAATCTTTTTACTTGCTGATTGTTTCCCAGATGTAGTCTGGGCTTGTAAACCAACTACAACCTTCAAACTCTTCCGAGTAGGTAACGCCAACGCTCCCCCACTGGATGATATTTCCTTCAAGGCACTTTATCCAGATTGCCTCGTTGCTGTCAATGTCCTCGTCCAAATCAAGGCAAGCCTTGATTTCGGTTCCGTTTGTAAGGTCTCTCCCGACCAAGATTTTCCGGTCTTCGAGACCGATTCTAATTTCGTTTATCGTTAACATGATTTTTGTTTCCTCTTTCCAAACTTGATGTCAATAGTATAGTCTAGGGTTTACACGATTGTCAAGTGTTTTGGCAACACTTTTATAAAATACTTTTTACTTATCTTAAGCCTACACTATTGACATTGCGTTTCGTATGTAGTAACCTATCAACAATCAAGTTTGAAAAGAGGTAAGTAAAATGGATTTTGACGAAGTCGATTTGTTCGACATGCAGGTAGAGGGAATGATGTGTGCTGGAGAGGATTTTGACGACGGGTCTGAATATGACCCGGATGTCGAGGAAGAGGACGAGGAGGATGATTTTAACTGTGAATGAAGTAAATGAGTTTGGAGTTTGGTTTAGAGAACTCCGTGAGGCTAATGGCTACTCCCTAAGAGGGATGGCTAAGGTTTTAAAAGTGACACCTAGTTACCTGAGTCAAGTTGAGCGTGGTGCATTTACACCACTGACAATAGGAAAACTTGTACTAGCAAGCACTGCTTTCAATGTGTCAATTGACACATTCTTAGACAAGGCTGGACGGTGTGAGCACTGTGGAGGCTTTAAGCATAAAAATGATTAGAGACAGAAAACTAGTTGCTGGGAATGTTGAACTTGCTTACGGGCGTACGGTGTTAAGGTTAAGGAAACGTACGGGAGATGGGCAAGAAACCCTTGCATATAAAGCAAGCATTAACCGCACGTATATGACAGATATTGAATTAGGACGACGGTCGGTCGGCATTGCAGTTACAAAAAGGATTGTTGATGCATTAGGAGTCAGCCTAGTTGAGTTTGCTGTTGAACTGACTAATGAACTCAACAGAGTCCAAGAAGAATCTAAGTAAACAAAAGCCCCGTTGACAAGACGGGGCTTTCTGGTTTGACACCAGTCTAGGAGAAGAAAGAAGGCTAGACTAAGTTGATTATATCAAATTGTCTGTATTGTCGGCAATAACATCTACGTCATCTGTAGTAACACTCGGCTTAGAACTTTTCTTAAATGCTGGGTTGCCTCTTTGATGTGAATGAGGTTTCAAATCAGTCACTAATTTCAATGCATCGCCCGTTGTTACCATCTTTACCGACGGAGCGTACGATATTCCAGTGCTGGAGTACCGAGTGCCGTCTTGCGTGATGACAGTTGCTTTGTCCTTGATGAATACATTCGCCACACCCGCCTCATGGCAAACGGTTTCAGATGTAGCCTCATTAAACTCCGCATCACCGTTGATTCTGAGTACGGCATTACCGCTGATGACCGAGAACGTGGTTCCAGATACATCTACAACAGCATTTCCACTTGCGTGAACTGTTGCTCCCGGATTTCCAATGACGGTGGCGTGACCCGAGGCAATGACAAGGTTTGTGTCATAAGTAATGACTCTAGCAAATCCATCAACTTTGCACTCTGATTGCTCGTGAAGGCGGCACATGCCTGACGATGCATTGATTGTTGAAGTACCGTAAGCGTCAACTGTAACTTGACACTCTTCATTTGCAAAAAGAACACCTTGACTCAGACGAATCATGCAATGCCCATGTTGAGCAATATGCACACGACCATCGTTGATTACATGAACGTACGTGTTACGCTTTGGCTCTTCTTGAATGAACAGATTGCCGCCATCTACCAGCAATTCACGTTCACCCTCAGCAATGACGGAGTCCTTTTGCCCTATCACTTTGTACGACGTTGTTGTGAATGACGATATTGCTTCATCCAGAACACCTGTGCTTACCTTGCGTAAGAACCTTACACGAGGTCGGCTATAAAGTGACATGTCAGGGGTAAGTATAGATACGTCCCAAACGTCCTTGTTGAAGGAAACTTGTGCATCAACATCTATCCACGTTTCAACTAATGCCGTCATATTGGGATGTGGGTCAGAATCAAGTGTTCCCCGTGACTTTTTCCCGTACCAAGTTTTTCCTTCGACTACGACGTAAGGCATTCCGTTTGTCCTTCCAATTGTTGTAAGCCACGAGAGATAACTCGTGTATGTAGATATGCGGCAAACCAATGATAGAAGATAATGCTTTTGTAAAGTCCTTGTCTGGAGTGCCCCTCATGAGACGCATTAGGAGAGCAGGGTATGAGAGTTCGTGTCCTGCTTTACGCAATGCCTTGAGTACATCCGTGTGATAGTAGCCCTTATTTAAAAGGGCTACTCCGTAGATTTTACGAAACTCTGTCATGCAAATGGATTCCCACCGCTGTAGTTGTCCTCGAATGGGTCAGTGATGTCATCTGTTCGAATCGTTTGAGGTTGCTGGGCAGGAGGTGAAGGGCGGTACGCTTGCCCATCCTGAGCGGGACGTTTGTATGAGCCTCCACTTGCATTACCACCACCAGCGTTCTCAGGAGCCTTGTCTAACCCTTTGATTTTCTCGGCGATGACTTCGGACACCGTCCGCTTCTCACCTTCCTTGGTCTGGTAGTCACGAATCTGGAGTTTTCCAGAAATGGCAACAAGACGACCCTTGCCGAGATAGTTGATAGCAAATTCGGCGGTCTTACTCCAAGCCACAATGTTTATGAAGTCTGTTGCAACTTCACCAGCCTCTTTTTTTTCACGACTGATTTCCCTATCGACAGCAAGTCTCATGCTTGCCTTCATGACTCCGCTCTGAAGTTGAGTGCCTTCAGGTTCGGCTACTAACCGACCAATAAGTATTACTTGATTCATACTCGGAGTGTAACACACTATTTTAGAGTATGTCAACTGTACGAAAAGAAAAGACCCGGGATGTAACCCCGAGTCTTTTCTACATCCGTCCTAGTCGATTCTGGAACTGATGTAGGTTTTGATATCCTTTGATTCAAGGATTCCAGCCCACCCTTCCCAGTAGGCTTCTTGGAGTTCCATTGACTGAGCCAAGGCTCCAAACTCACGAAGACCCGGGAGTTCCAGCCCGTGGATGCGGATGCTGTTGTTGTATCCAAGTGCACTTTTACCCTTCAGATACTGAGCAAGCCCAGACCGTCCACTACAAATTTCAAGGTTTACGAATCCGTAAGGATATCCAAACATTTGATATTCTCGCTTGCTGTTCACATCCACAATGATGTCCGCTTCACGAGCCATGATTGTCTTCTGTGCTTTTTTTGCGGATACGATTCCAGCCTTGTGGCATCGGGCGACGAGCCTGTCAAATTTTCCAACTGTTGTTTCACTTATCATTTTTGTTTCCTCTTTCCTCTTATCGAAACATCAAGGCTACTAAAAAGTAACCTTGATTCCCGGGTTTGCCTTCATCCAATTTAAGAGCACCTTGAACCAAGTGGTGCTACCCGTTGGGAATACACCGATAACGATGTGCCCCATCTTTTTCCCGCCCTTACCAAAGGCTCCGATGACTGAAGTCATCTCGATTCCGGTTTCGAACGCCTTCTCCACAGTGATTGTCATTGTTGTAACCATTTGCCTAACTCCTCTTGTGAACTTGATGTACATAGTATAGGACACACTTTTCACGCTTGTCAAGTAAAATGTAAACTATTTTTATTTGACCTTACAGGCTCATATAAAGCCAAGTTGATAACTTATCCTATATAGGCATGCATCTTGGCTGTACGGGGCTTGTAGAGCCTTGCAAGGGCTTGTAATGCGTCTGGCTCGGGGCTTTGTGTCAGGAGCCGTGTTTAGGGATTACATAACCCCTTCCCCCATACCCCCTACCCTTCTATAGGTAAGTAGGTACTAATTAGAGAAGACTTAATTAACAACCTAATTAGTACTATGTTAACTACTTATTAGTTAAGTACTAATTCCGCACGGGTGTGCCTGTGTGTGTGCCTGTGCGTACCTTATATATATGTATAAAAATATTTGCAATCACTATTGACAAGCCGTTTTAACTGGTGATACTATTCACCAATCAAGTTTGCTAAGAGGAAAAAATGAATACAACAGTAGTCAAGGTTCGAATTTCAACAGAGATGATTCATGGTATCGAAATGGTATCTGTCATCGGTCACGTCGGAAATGGCAAGTCCCCAATCGCCAAAATCGTGATGGGCATATTCCCAATGGGCACAGCCAAGGGTTCTGACATCATGCGGATGTGGCAAAACAAGCATCCAGAAACCATATTCGAGATGTAGGGTTTCTGGATGCTTGTTACGAATTAAACAAGCATCCAGAAATAGTTTACATTTTACTTGACAAGTACATAAAGTGTGTTCTATACTCTATTCAGTCAAGTTCACTAAAGGAAGAAATCATGTTCACAATCAACGAAATCAAAACAGCCCTCGAGTCCGGTAGGTTCCTCATTGGAACCGACCTCACGTCGGGGACGGAAATCAAAGCAGTCCTCGGTATGGATTGCACAGATACTGAGAATGACACCATTCTCATATCCTGTATGGAAAAAGGCTCCATACAATGGGGTAGCACGAATGTTACCCTTCGTGCTGAGTTTGAAGGATGTGGCTGGTTCACAGAACCAGACTACATCTGGCATACAGTGTCCGATACTGAAGTCCTTCCAGAGGGACTCGTGCTCGGCGGGTATGTCTTAGACTCTGAAGAAGGCATTGACTATTTTTCAGACTATCGCTACGAGCAACGGAATTACCTCGGACTACCGAAGTAGTCCAGAGGAGTAGCAAATGACGTTCTGTGAGATTCTAGAAGACTTCAGGAAGGGCAACCCAGTTAGGCGTGAGTCGTGGAAGGTAGGGCCACACGTTTTCTACGACAACGACCTTGACACCTTCTGTGAGGCTGACAGCACTGAGTGGGTGGTTCAGTGTAAGTATCCCTCATTGTTCATGAAAGACCTTGTTGCTGACGACTGGGAGGGTTGTGATTGGGAGTCAGAAGAATGAACCATTAAATATACATTGCGTTGAATGATTGACAATAGTACACTTGGCAATGGAAGGGCTCATGTCGCTAGGTGAATCGCTTACAAGCATCTATGCAATGGTGATTGAATCACTGCGTGGGATTCCATATAGCGGATGGGTTGGCTTTGCCGTATTCATACTTGCTCACTACGTTGGTGACTTTGTATTGCAAAGTCGTGCGATTGCAACAAAAAAATCAAGTAGCATCTTAGCACTGTCGATTCACGTTGCTGTATATACGGCAACTATACTGGCATTCAGTTTCCTTGTTGACTTTACTGCTTATCAGCGTTCAGTTTTTGTGATTTACAATGGACTCATCCACTTCATTACGGATTACATTTCCAGCCGTATTACAGAAAAAGCATGGACTAACGGCAATATGGAAAAGTTTTGGGACACAATTGGGTTCGACCAGTTTATTCATATTTACAGTCTGTATGTTCTATATGGGATGTTAATGAACAATGACTAATGAAAGCGTCCGTGACTACCTCAATGATATGTCCAATGGGGCACTCCTGTTCGACGGACTTGATGACTGCCTTATTGGCATTGCCGCTTGTCAGGACGGAAATGAAGGCGACTGTGCTGTGTACTCCAAACTGAAGATGATTAAGCACTTCATGAAAAGTGATATGGACTACGATGAGGCAGTTGAGCATGTGGAGTTCAACGTTGAATGCATTCGTGTATCTGATGCCAAGAATCCAATCATTGTTGACGATTTAGGATTCTGAAAACTATTTTTAAAAATAGTTGAATTTGCTATTGACAAGCGTGTAATCTGTCGCCTATACTCTATTCATCAAGTTCAAAGGAGTACAGAAAAATGTACGGAAGTTTAATCAACAAGTTATCGACAGACATCGCAAGCCCAGCCCCTCAGGTTGGCGACGGAGCCACAGAGTATTGCTACTCTGACCGCCGTGTGTACACGGTAATTGAGGTCAGTAAGAACGGTAAGAAAGTTACCCTTCAGGAAGACTCCACAAAGTGCATTGGTGAGATGTACGCCCAACAGTGGGAAATCACCCGCAACTTGTCAGGACGCACTGTAGTCGTCACGCTCCGAACCGACGGACGCTGGAAGGCAATGCGAACCAACTTCCGAGTATTCCGGTTTGGAACCCGGGACTACTACTACGACTACTCTTTTTGAGTAGTCACCGTCGGTACAGGTGGTGGGTAG